GTGTTGAAATGACCAACCTTAAAATCAAGATACGCGAATTAGAAAGTGTTGAGCGAAGAGGCCAGGCAGCAGGTGTTGATACGTCTGTGTTGAAGTCACGCATTCAAGCCATGCGTCAAGAATTGTCCATATTGCAAGATATTCACAATGGTTCTAAAGCCTATGGTCAGACCAAGGATTACATCAAGACAGAAGGTTATCAAGAACGTATTAAACTTGCGCAGGAAGAAGCCAAGGCGGTAAAAAATAGTGCCATTGAAAGAGAGAAAGCCGACAGTAAAGCCATTCGTGACTTGGAGAATATTGAAACCAATCAGCGACGTTACAATCAGTTGCTGACTGAGGCACAAGCATTGCAGGACAGACTTGCCAATGCAAGTGCAAAAGGTGGAGGTTTATTGCTTGACATTTCCAAGACGGAATCCGCTCTCAATCAGTTGCAGCAACACATCGACCAAGTGTTGAACTTTAATATGCGGAATCTGAAAGACAACCATGTTGTCAATGAACTCATTGCTAATTGGAATGCCTTGAAGAAAACTCTCACGTCTGTTGCTGTCGAACAAGAGAAAGTCAATACCTCTCAGGAGAAAGCGAATAAGACCGCATCGGGCAATGCCACAAAAGCCATTCAGCAGGAAAACGACAAATGGGCAGAGAGCATGCGTCGTGCCAGCATAGAAGCGACGAAACTCAAAATCCAAATCGACAAGTTGAAAGAGGTTGAGTCGAAAGGCAAAGCGGGAGGTATAGATACATCATCGCTTACTGCGCAAATTGCCCAGCTCCAATCATTCTACCAAAAACTTTTAGCGATGTCTGGTGGAGCGAAGATACATGGTACTGCAGGAGAACTTGTGAATACTGCGGCATACCAAAACGCGATACGTCTTGCTAATGAAGAAGCGGCGGCGATAAAAAATGCGGCAGGTGCAACGCAACATTTCACCTCCGAGCAGCAACGGCTCTCCCAGGCGTTAAGCCAATCCACCGAACACATGAAAGGTCAAAGTCAGGTGTTGTCAGACCTGAAATCCTTGGCTACGCAGTATTTGGGTGTATGGGGAGCGCAAGGTTTCCTGAGAAACATCATCGAGATTGGCGGTCAGTTGGAGATGCAGCGTTTGAGTATCGGTGCAATCCTTCAGAATGCTTATCAAGCAAATGACCTTTTTGACCAAATCAAGAGTCTTGCAGTACAATCCCCGTTCGGTGTTGTCGAACTTGACCAGATGACAAAGCAACTTTCTGCTTACGGATTCAAGTATAGCGAGTTGTTTGATATGACGAAACGTTTGGCAGACATATCTGCTGCTACTGGAACGAGCGTTGACAGGTTGGCATTGGCATTAGGTCACGTCCGTTCCGAGGCGGCATTGAGCGGCTACACGTTAAGGCAGTTCTCTATGGCAAATGTCCCCCTATTGGAGAAATTGTCAGAACGTCTTGGCAAGACAAAGAAGGAAATCCGTGAAATGACCAAAAAGAAGGAAGTTGGTTATGAGGATGTCCTTGCTGTGATAATGGATTTGACCAATGAGGGCGGCATGTTCTACAATGCGCAGGAAGTGATGTCGCAAAGTGTCAAGGCGAAGTTCAAGAACGTCAAGGATGCCATGGACATCATGTACGGCGAAATGGCAGAATCAAGCGTGATAGGCGAACCGTTGAAGCGCGTGGCAGAGTTGTTGATGCAACTTACCAAGAACTGGAAGGATGCTGCTACCGTATTGGGTACAGGAGCGGCACTTTGGCTAATCAACAAGGCTCGCGTTGGCGCATACACGATGGCTCTTGGAGCGGAGAATGTTGCCACAGTAAAATCTATTGCAAGCCACAAGGCAAAAGAACTTTCGCAGTTGCGCCTTGCTCAATCGTATAGAAAACTGTCCGCAGCCGAACAGTCTCAAGTCGCAACATCGAAATTGCTGACACTTAATGAACGTCTGCGCCTGGCACTCAACATTCCTTTGACAAATGCCCAGAAACTGCGAATCATGTATGCAAGAAAGCAGATGATGTCAGACCTTCAAGTTGCCTTGTCAAGCGGAAAAGTCACAACGGAATATATTGCCCGACAAGTTGCAATCGGCAAACTTACAAAGGCCGAAGGATTGCTTATCATAGGCAATGCAAAGTTGGAGGTTGCAGAAGAACAGGCTGGAATGATGGCTGTCATTAACACCCAACGTATGGGTGTTTATAGAATGGCGTTGATAAAAGTTTGGAACGCCATGAAAGGTTTTGGCGCTTCATTGCTCGCTATGGGGCCGTCGATGCTGATAATGGGCGGCATTACTGCTGTTATGGAGTTGTGGTCACGCAACAAGCAGGAAATGGAGAAAGCTGGCGAACTTGGCGACAAGATACTTGATAGATGGACTGAAGGTGCCAAGAAAGTCAAGGAGGTGATGGAGTCCACCAAAATGACGTTTACGGTAGATGGAGCTTCCAATATTGAAAACTATGGAATAAAACCTGGCAAGATAGATTTCCCTGACGCTTCCACTCTCAGCAGCGATGCCATACAAGCAAGCATAGAAACATGGGAAGAGTTCATCAAGAGCTATTCAGCCACACCGAACCTTATGCTCAATGCGGCTTTTGCTACTGACGAAAATGGGAGAGCCGTTCACAGTCTTGCGGAGCAATACAAGATTTTGGGCGAGAATGCGACCTTGGTGATGAATAGTCTTCCTTTGTTGAAAAATGTTTCTACTGCACTCAGCGATGCTATCAAGGATGCAAACTCAGGAGTGTTTGACAATAACTTGCTAACAGACCTAAAAGATTATGAGAATGCTTACAAGGATGTCGCCAAGAAAGTCGCTGCTGTTGCCAAGAATTACAAGTTGGAACTTTCCGCAGCACTCACCGCAGCGAGAGAAAACGATAAGTTCCGTGCTGCACTTGATAAAGCAGGCATATCTGCCGAGAATCTGTCGGGGCAAACTGCGTACCTGATAGATAGGATGAAAGAATATCCCGAAGCGGTGAAGTTGTTCAACGATGCCATACAATTACCCAATGGAGTTGACCTTGGCGGCATAGCATTTGACCAAAAGCAAGATTTGGAATCTGCCTTTTCCGAACTTCAAAGTGAGTTTTCGGAAGTTGCACAAAAATTCAAAGAAGACCTTAGTGGTCAAGGCTGGGATTTTGACAATTTGAAACCTGAGCAGGTGCAAGCCATAACCATGGCATTTTCCGACGCTTTCACCGAGGCAGGATTGTCTGTGGATGAAGTGAAAGGCAAGGTTATGGACCTTTGCAAAGATGAATACAACGTTATCATCGACGTAAAAACGGCAGCGGCAGCGGCAAAAATCAGTGCCATTAAGCAAGAACTCAACGACCTTGTAAGCGATGAGAAAAGACCGTTCTCCATTGACATTGGCACTACAACAAATTTCTTTGAGGTTGCAGATAAAATCAATAAAGCATATTGGGCGGCCAAAGAAACAATCGAGAAAGCCCCAGGTATTTTCCTTAAAATGGGTATAAAACTCGACGTGTCAGACGTTGGTACTCTTACTGATGCTCAAATCACCCAAATTGCTGGCGACAACGCTATGAAAAGGGCAGTACTTGAAGAAGTTCGCGATGCTCAAAGACAAATTCACGATGCTTTAATAGCAAAAAATGCCTATGGATTAAAATTTGAAGCACCGCGTGGTTATGGCGGCAAGGATAAGGATAAGAATAAGAATAAGGATAAGAACAAGGGTGGCACCAAGACTTACAAAGACGAAGTTGCCGAAGAATGGAGGGAGCGCATTCGTCTTCTGAAGGATGCCAACACCCTATATAAGGAATGGGAAAAACGCAAGAACAAGGATGAAGGTCTTAAGAGGGTGTCGGAACAATATGGTGACATATTTAGTAAATGGCGCACCGACAAGAATCTTCCATGGAAAGATTTCAAAGTCGAAGATATTATTGATTTGCGTGACTACATCCAGAAGATAACAGACGCTGCGCAGAAAAGATACGATGCTCAACGCAATGACAAGGCGAAGAATTACGGCAAGGAAGCCGAACAAGTTCTTCGAGAAGGTTTGAAAGCGCTTGATGACATTGATAGACATATTTTTGACGAGTCCGTAAAAGATTTTAGCAGTTTGATTGAACGGACAATCTCTGAACTGAATGAGAGGTGGGATATTTACAAAACCGTCCGTGAGGCTACAAGTAATCCGTTGCTTGCACAAGAAGTGGCTGGTTTTGGAGCGATAGACCTTGGTGCAAGAACATCAGCCGAGGCCATAAAACGTGAACTCGTTGAGCAACTGCGCGACGCGGGTGGTGAGGGATTATTGCCACAAATCCAATTTGACCTGCACCTTGACGAAGAAGGAATACGCAAGCAGTTGTCGGAAGCCATTCCCGATACAGACAAGGCTGATAAATACGCGGAGAAAGTAGAATCTCTTGTAAAGATTTACAAGGAGTGGCAGAACTTGCAGAAACAAGTAACAAGAGATGATATTTCCGCTTTCTCGCAACTAATCGGTTCTGTTGTCAGTTACGATGCCAAGGTACAGAAATTGAATGATGATTTACAGAAACAGAAGGAAAGTACGGCTGCACTTCTTGCTGCGGGTAAGATAAAGGAAGAGGATGCCGATAGAGCCAATGAAATCGCCGATGCGCAATACGACTGGGAGAAGATGAAGTTGAGTGCGGAATACGCCAACATATACAACAATGCCGTGGCGATGTCGCGTGAAGAGTTTGAGAGTGCGGCAGGTTCGATAGAACTTTTGTTGAAGAAGTTGCGCGAGCTTGGCCTCATCAGTCCCGACGATTACGTGTCGGAGAAGGAGAAGTTGGACAAGGCCCGTCAGGAATGGAGTACGACGGGTGTCTTGGGCGAGCGCGGCGCAGTCGGGCAGTTCATTTCCGGCGGTTACGAAGGTTTGCTGAACTATTACGCCGAGCGCAGGGACAAGGCAAGGCAGAATGAGAAGAATGCCGCTCCCGGCAGTGCTGAGCAGAAGAAGTGGGGTCAGGAAGCCGACCATTACGGCAAGTTGTTCACGAAACTTTCCAAGATGAGTGATGCCGCGAACGATGTCGTCACGGCATTCCAGACGTTGCAAAGTTCTCTTGACTTGGTGAAGAATCTTTTCGACTCATTAGGCATGGAAGGAGCCGCCAATGTTGCAGGAGATGCCTCCACCATCCTTGGTGGAGCCTTGGGTGGAGCGTCCGCATTGAGTGCTCTTGGCCCTTGGGGCATGGCCGCAGGAGCTGCGTTAGGTTTGGTCACGGGCATCGCGCAGACTCACGATGCCGCGTTGGAGCGGCAGATAGGGAAGTTGCGTGAGGACGTAGAAAAGATTGAGGCAAACACCGCCTTGATTCAACAAGCAAGGGAAAGGACTTTAGGTTATGACACTGGAGAATTGCGCCGTCAATATGCGCAGCAGTATTCCTCAAGTCCGTCAATCTCCCAAGCTGAAAATAGTCCATTGAAATATCTGCTTCTTGCTCGTAATTCAAATTACGCGATGGCCAACTATTATGGTCAGAACACCTCCGGCAACGGCTACCAGCAGGAGTACAACAATCTCATCAAGGAGCGTCAAGACTACCTTGACATCCTTGACGCGCAGATGTCAAAGAAGAAGAAGTCGAATGCCGAGATAGAGGAGACGAAGCAGAAGATAGCGGAGTTGGATGACCAGATTCGCTATTTCACCCAAGACTTGGCGAAGGAGTTGTGGGACATCGACATCAAGGGTTGGGCGGACCAGTTGAGCGATGCCTTGGCTTCCGCTTTCGAGAACGGCGAGAGCATGGCAAAAGCCTACGGCGATACTGTGCGTAGCATCTTGCAGAGCGTGATGCGCAAGATGATGCAGATGAAGATATTGGAGCCGATGTTTGAGAGTCTTCAAGACAAGTTGTTCGGCGATAACGGAGTATTCAATGCAGCAGACATTAACGGCAGTATGAGTGCGGTAAAAAAAGTCATTGAAGACTTTTTCGGAACTAATGGAGAAGGAAGAAACTCCATTACCGCAGCCACGGAGTTCATGACGGCATTCCAACACGGCTTGCAAGCATCGGGATTGAGCGTGCTGAATGACACTTCCAGTACTTTGAGCAGCAATGTTCAGGGTGTGAAGGAAGAGACGGCAGACTTGTTGGCCGGGTATGTGAATGCTTTGCGGCAGGATGTCGCTGTGAATCGCTTGTTGCTGGATGAGTTTGTGGCGGCTTTGTGGCCGCAGTATTACGAGGCTTTTGTGGCTCATACGCGGGTGGTGACTAACATCGACAACAATGTTCAGGTGATGATGGAGATGATGAGGGATGGACGAGGCGCGATGTATGAGGAGATACATGGTCTGCGGTCGCGGATAGACAATGTGGTGAATGGGATAGAGAGTTTTGCGATGAAGTGATAGGTAGAAATAGGTAGGAATAGGTAGATATAGGTAGGGATAGGTGTAGGTAGGTGGTGGTAGGAGAATGAGAAAGGCGGTGTCCTCCCGGATGCCGCCTTTTACGATTACTAACCTTTTTGCTATGAAAAATAAACTAATGAAACAATTCTTTAATATCTACAACAAAAATGAAAATTGCAATTGAATCAAGTTTCAAACTAAGATACCTCAAATATGAAAAAACGGAATTTCTATATCATGCGAGGTAATCATATTCCTCACGGATTTTGACTACCGTTTCTGCGATTATTGTAACCGTATCTGAATGTTTTATGATTACGATTTTTGCGTTGTCGTATTGTTCCGCTTCGATGGTGGCTTTCTCGTAGAGGTGTGCGATGACGAAGCTGCGGTTTTTTGCGACAAGCTTTACTGAAGAGTTGTCTCTTATGTGTATGATGCCGTGGTTTGCGGCGTTGTATCGGACGTTGATTTCCGAGGAGCCGAGGATGAGACTTTCTTTCGGGTTGTTGACGCTGTATTTGTCATTGACGAAGACATTTGATTTTCTCCGAAACTCTTGGTCAAAATGTTTGAGGATGAAGTCGTTCGACGGCCAGTGATGCTTTAGGCAGAAATCCAAGCCTTTATACATCCGCTCGACCATCTTTTCATTAGACCAATCCTTGTTCCAAAGATTCGTCCAATCGTCGCAGAGACCCAGGTGCCGAGCCTGACTTTTAAGTTCCTTGTTCAGTTCGTTCATGAAAAACTATTTTCCGCAAAAGTATGTTTTTTGCAAACAATATGCAATAAGAAATCAATCATATTGTTTTGGCAAACCTAAGATTACCATTTACGGAAATAAAATCTACTTTCAATTTCTTGTATATTTGCAAAAAATCTTTACAAATCTATGGCAATATACGACACATACATGCAGCAGTTGTCCTTTGACGGCTTGGAATACACGAAAGGGAGTGTCGTGAACATCCTTGATACCTTTGGTGTAGTATGTCAGGAGTTCCCTTTCAAGAAGAATCCAGAGCCGAAAGACCTGCCCACAAGAGACTGGGCGGGCGAGGATGGTCTTGACGTATATGTGCCTACATCATTGCCAGTGAAGAGTTACGAGATAGAGGTCGCTTTCCTATATAAGGGAACAGAGGCGAACATAAGGACAGACATTTCGTTATTCCTTGACTACCTATATGGTCGCAATGACGATGCCGTTGGCAGTCGGCTTGCGATATACAATACATATACTGGGATAGGTCGAAAAGACGTGGTTGTATCTTCTGTTGAGAATGAGGTTTTCTTCATCAACGACGGCGACCCAGACACTGTGGCGAAGTTCAAGGTGAAATTCAAGGTGTACGACCCGGTTACGGATGTCACACCTACAACTACAACCAATCAGACCACAGGAGTTACAACTGTCACAGACCTAAGTTTTGAATGAACATGAGCAGGGTTGAACTAAGCATATTGTACGCCGATGGCAATACGACCAAGACAAGGGTCGTTGTCAACAAGTGGAAGTTCCAGGATGCGATGATGGGCGAGCAGTTTATCACGTTCAACGTCACATCCGAGAAGCCTATTGACTGGGGCATTGGCGACTACTGCGTGTTCCGTGGCGAAACGTTCACCCTGAACTACATCCCATCCGTAACGCAGAAAGCGAGAACGGGCGACACACAGGATGCCTACACCTACGAGAACGTGAAGTTCGATTCGCATCAGGAGGAGCTGACACGTTGTTTGATGCTTGACATCACACCCACGACGGACTTGTATCAGGCGGTCTTGGGAACGAACTATACTGGCAGCAGCAAGTTCCAGTTGTTCTGTGGCGAGGTGACATATAGCAACCACACCTACACCGCAGTTTGCGCATTGGCATTGAAGATGCAAGCCAACCTTGACAGATTGTATGGTACGAACACTTGGCAGGTGTTGGTAGATACCACCACCACCTACACTAGTGCGACAGGAGCGACGGTTCTTGTCACCCACACCGATGACAAGGTTGTTTCTTTTGACAATACGTCAGTAGCGAAAGCTCTTTCAGAGGTGCATAGTACTTTCGACCTTGACTACTGTGTCAAGGGTAGAGTTATCTATATTGGCTATAACTTGAAGAACCTGACAAGTGACAATGATTTTGAAACATTCGCTTTCGGTTACGGCAAGGGTTATCCGACGGTCTCCGATTCCGGTAAGGCTTTGTTCCAAATCAAGCGTATCTCCAACCAACAGCAGCAGATAGTCACTCGTTTGAGAGCGTTGGGTTCGACAAAGAACATGCCCTATCGCTACTATAACGATGCGTATGATTTGTCGCAAGCGTTGTTTCCACTCAATCTTCAACTCCCCGACACATTTCTTCCAGAAACAGGTGTACCTTCCAAAAAGCGCAATGGAGACCCCAACAACAAGACGGCGGGAAATGCTCTGCGTGACGATGTTTACAAAGACCCTAATACAGGGTCGCCTTACTTCCGTCACGTCAAGGGAGACACCAATGATGCCTACATCGACAAGAACGACGATGCTGAAAGTTGTGTGGAGGGTGTAAGAGAGGATAGTGCAAGGTGGGATGGCTCGAATAGCAACCTACCTGAAATCTATCCCACCATCGAGGAAGCCACTTATGGGGATTTGCGCGGAGCGTCTGTCGAAGACCAAGACGGACATACTGAAAGTACTGGTACGTCCACCGATAGCCACGGCAGACATTCGTTCCTTGAATATGAAGACGACGAGCGCATAGACTCATTGTTGGCAATAGGCTACCTTGACAATGGCACGTTGGTTGACGATGCCAACCGAGGTGACGGCATATTGCCCGAAAGTGGAGCGACTGACAATGGCTTGCCCATTGCGGCCACCATTTCCTTCAATAGTCTTACCTATTCCACTCATGGTGGTGATTTCATCAGTCGGGGTATTTATCGTATCGGTCCGGAAAGAACGCTGTTCACCATAAGCAACGTTTCACCCGGCAGATATGCGATGGTTCCTGGTGATGCAGGCTACGTTGCAGTCCTTTACAGTTTCAACATATCATACAACAACAATAGCGTTAGTGCCGACGTTGGTTTCCAAATCAACATCGACCAGAAGTCGAAAGAAACTAATGAAGTCACGAACATCGCCACCTACGCATCGCCGTATGTGAATGTGAGCAGCAACAGCGGCGCATCAGAAATGGCATTGCCCGACCTCCCCGACGTAAAGGAAGGGAGCAGTGCACAGGTTACGGAGATTGAGGTTACTGAAAACTCCGACATCATCGTGACGTTCACCCCGGTATTGAAGAATGTTGTAACACCGAACAATTTCAGCGATACTTTCACATTCCAGTATCAAGTCGGGCAATCACGACTCCCCACTGACAACACCTACGACCCCGAATATGTATGGAAGTCGCTGGATGAAAGCGTAAGTCAGGAAGAATCATTCCACGTCTTCATCAAGGACATGGGATTCGAGATTACAGCAAGTAGTTCGGGCGACACACCTGTTGTAGCAATGAAGAGCGGTCGTTGTGTCGGTAGGGAGTTTGAGATTGGCTCGAACATACAGAAGGTGACGTATGACGGGAAGAAAGGCTACATGCTTACTCTCCATCGTGCGAAAGATAGTAGTCTTAATACCTATTACCCAAGTGCCACCGACCCGATAGCGGCTGGTGATTACTATGTGTTGCTGAACATCACCATGCCGGAGGCTTATATCAAGATGGCCGAGGTGCGGTTGTTGCGAGCAGCCACGGACTACCTTGCGGACAACTGCGAGACTCAATACACGTACCAGCCCTATCTTGACGACATCTATTTGCAGCGGAACTACGACAACATGGTAGCCGCCGGGACACCTCAGAGCAGCATTTTCTGGCGTTTGTATGCCGGGTTGAAGTTCACCTTCCGTGGCATCCCGTCGAATGAGAACGCCCCGTTGCCTTTGGCCGAGCTCACTATTGACAAGCTCACCATCAGCATGGGTGAAGGTCTCACCCCGAAGGTTGAGATGACGTTGAACGACGATGTTCAGCAGACCACTTTGCAGAAGTTGACCACCTCCGTTGACAGGATATACAACGGCAGTCTTTTTGGCAGTGGCGTCAGTGGTGGTGGCGGTCTCGCGTCGTGGTCCGCCGCGTTGTTGAGCCTCTTGCAGAGTGAGGGTGGGAAGTTGTTCTTGTCTAAGCGCGTCTCCGACACCGCCGCTGGTCGCATCACCTTTGACAAAGGTTTCAAGAGCGATGCCGATGGGAAGTTTGGCACTTTCGTCAAGGATGCTTCAGGTGCTGGCATTTGGCAGGACGAAGACCAGAACTGGCATATCGAGGGCGATTATGTCCATGCAAGGAAGAAACTAACCGCCAAGGAATTGCAGATAGAGGAAATCACTCATTCAGGTGGTAGGATTCTTCTTTCAGCTGCGGAAATGGTATGCTCGCACGTCGTGGAACATCCTGCTTACTATCGTTGTTATTTCCTTCGTGAGGACGATGACGGGAAGAAGATTTACAACAAGTTCAAGATTGGCGACCAAGCCATCATGCAGTCCTTCAACGAGGGAGATAGTGAAGCAGAGAATACAAACCGCTTCTATTGGCGTTTGGTCGTTGGTATGGGTTCGGAAACGAGTTTCGATTTCAACAACGACTATAACAACGACTACGCCGCTTCGGAATCTTCTGGAACAGTCAATACATACTACTACATCGACCTGTCCAAGACCGACTGCGCCTATCTTTCCGACGCGCCGCGAGCCGAAGACAAGATTGTTCAGTTAGGCTATCGTTACGACGATGACATCAGTCGTCAGAACGCCATCATCTTGGCCGGGGCAGGAACTGAAAGTCCTTACATCAGGGAGTATGTCGGCATCAACAGTTACGTCCTCCCCTCCCCCGAGACCCAGTTGCGTCCCGGAGACAACATCCTGTCGGGTCTGGTACAGATGCAGCCCGGCAGTCAGTTGCCCGACGGTTCCGACGTTTCCGACACCCTCACATCTTTATTCGACGAGCAGACCGACCTTCGCGAGGACATGGAAGGTCTTGACACAGGGAATGCCAACCTCTTGAGGAACAGCGGTTTCACTGGTGACTATCAATCAGCAGACGTTACAGAGAGTACGCTTGTCGGCGAGCAGACCCAGATTTACTCCCCCTATTTGAAATATTGGCAATCGGAGAATGTTGTCGTCAACTCCGACCCGGAAAGTGCGAGTGGCATGTCCGCTACTCTCACCCGTGGCATGTTGAGTCAGGTTGTTGACGTTGTGTTGGAGCCAGGATCCATATATAGTGTGAGTTTCAAGGGCAGCGGCGAAAGCCTTTACTTGACCTTTGGCGGTCATTCCGAGAGCATTTTGCTTGACTCCCATGTCACCCGCAAGGTCATCAAGCTCACCTGTTCCTCCCCTCAAGCCACCACATTTCAAGTTGTCGGCACAGGTCGTTTGATGGAGTTGATGTTGAACCGTGGCGGTGTTCCCAATGCCGACTGGTTGCCGTCTCCCCTTGACAATGACAAGGTATTGGCCGAGCAACAGAACATGACCTATCTATTGAATGCCATCACTAATGCGAGCACCAGCATCCTTGGCGGTTTGATATTGACTCAGATGATCCGTGTAGGCAACTACCGCGACGGCGTGATGGCCTCCAACGGCGAGACAGGCGGTATGAGCGGCTTATACAACAGCGGCAACTCCCCCTTTTTGTGGGGCGGCGGTTCGATGGAGCAGGCGTTATACACCATCAGCAAATACGCCCGCGACCCTTCCTATATGGCCTCCACCGAGGAAGTATCACAGATGGCCAAGTTTGTTGTCACTCATGGTGGTCGCGCCATATTGAACGACATTGTATTACGCGGTTACATCTACGCATTAGGCGGTTATTTCAAGGGCGAGGTCCATGCCGACAAGGGAGTCTTCAGAGGCGACGTCTATGCCAACAGCGGATTTTTCAAGGGCGAGGTCCATGCCGAAAGCGGCGAGTTCAAGAACGTCAGTTCCCCGAACGGCAACTTCTCCATCGACTCCGACGGCAACTTCTCCTGCCAAGATGCGCGTATAGGCGGTCAGTTATACACCCCATTGTTTGTCGTCAACCGTTCGAACTGGATGCAATGCGTCGGTCCGTCTGCAGGTTCATCCTATCAGTTGTTGCTCAACGTGACAGGTTTGAACGTTCAGATTGACCATATTGATTTCACAGGCGGTGGGAATGTCAACATCTACCTTCCCACCTCAGAATCTTATGTTGGAGCGAACCTCCACCTACTGAACAACATGTCCTCCGGCTTTGTCGTCATCATGAACTGCACTTACTACAACAAGACGTTAGGCATACGGACGGACGGTTTGAAAGAAATCAAGAGCGGCGAGTTATCCTCGCTCCTTTGTTACAAAGACAACGGAACTGTCAGGTGGGTACTCGCCACCGACCCCGTCATCACATAAAAAAGCGAAGACATGCAGACATTGAACACGATACCGAGCAACGGCACCTACGGCAGTGCGATAGGCGACATTAACACCAATTTCAGTTTGGTCAGGCTCGCCATCGGCGAAGTCGAGTTGAACACCCGGAAGAACAAGGGTTTGTTCTTCAGTGTATCATCATTGGAATCCTCCATCCCCACTCCTGAAGTAGGCGACTGGGCATTGGTAGGTACATCGTTACCCGCAGCGTTGTATGCTTGCACCGAAGCAGGCCGATGGGAAGACACAGGCAGCACCTACGGTGACAGCATCACTTTGAACGACTACGCCACCCAGTCGAGCGTTGACCTTTTGGATAGCAAGTTGACCGCCCTCCAAGGTCTTGTCGGCGAGCACACCGTCCAGCTTGGCGAATTGTCCGAAGCCTTGGAGTCATTGGACGGTGTTGTCCTCACCCGCGATACCGACGACCCGGAGCCCATGGATTTCAGCGGCGACCCTGCGCCTGTTGAAGGAGTCATCCTTGCCCGTCCCTCCGACGATCCCGAACCCGTCACCTTCGGTGGCGTCACCCTTTGCGTGCTCACCGAGAGCGAGGCAGAGTCCCTTTCCGACCCCGACCCAGACACCATTTACGCGATAGTAGCAGACGAATAAAAAAAAACCATACGATATGAAAGTCATCAAGCAGCTTTACGAAAAAAACACAGGCGAAGACATCATGCCCGTGACCCACACGCAGGCCGTCCGCACTCCCAACGGCATGACCGCCGAGCAGGTACACACCCATTTTGAGAACGCCTTGCAGGGCAAGGGTTCCGACGGCAGTGCCCAGATTTATCCGCAGTTGTTTCTCGACAACTTCACCACCCTTTCAGCCGCCAACGAGGCTTTGAACGACATTTTTGTTTCAACGAACTGGAAATACCAGGGCAGGATCCGCGCCAACGTCCTTGGGCAGGCCCTTGTCATCGAGCAGTATGCGTTGAATGCCAACCGCGGCTATTGGATGCAGGTTGCTTATGGCGTCTTCGCCCCCTCTTCCGACGGTTCCTCGTTGGTTCAGGAGCAGTCGAAGCCCCATATCTCGTACAGGTTCAGAAACTCTGCCACCCCTGTCGGCACTTGGCGCGAGTTGCTTGTTGAAGGTTTGCCGTTGAAGACCATCAACAACGTTTCCCTTGTCGGCATTGGCAACATCGAGATAGGTCAAGGCGGCTCCACCGTCACCGTTGACACTGCTATGGACGAGAGCAGCGAGAACCCTGTGCAGAACAAGGTTGTCAAGGGGTACATCGACGGGCTGTTTGAAAACTTCACCCCGTCCGGCGGCGGTCAAGGCGATGTCATCGTCTGCCATCCTTGGGCGCCGACCGACCCGAACCCCTCCGGCTGCGAGGAAGGTGACTATTGCTTCAACACCTCGACCCCCGTCAAGTTGAAGAAGCTGGTCAGCGGCAGTTGGGTGGAGCAGACCATCAGCACGCAAGCCGTCTATGTCGATTCCGGCACCCGTTACATCTACGTATGGAACGGCACCAGCATGGTCCAGTTGTTATCCCAGCCCCCCGCGACCTCCATCAATCCCTCGTCCCCGACCTACGAGACGATCTGCGTCACCGCCAAGGCCGTCGCCGACTACGTGGCCGCGCAGATTGGCGCCATCCCCACTGCAAGTTCCACCGTTGCGGGTCTCATGCCCTCCTATTATGTTGACATTATGAACACCTTCTTTTTGGAAGGCCTGACGATGGCCGACAAGGGCAGCATCCCGACCGTCGACAGCTTGACCGAGCTTCCCGACAATCCCTCCAACTTGCAGTACGGCGTGAGTTACGACTCCGGCACGGGAGCCTACACGTTGAAATACTACCTTGAGGACTTGGAAGGCCATGGTGCATGGGAAACCTCGTCGCTTCCCGCCCTTGTGGAGATGGACGGTTCGGTTTATCTTTTCAGGGCTGGAGAAGACCCGGTTGAGTTGGGTGGTAGTGGAGCAGTTGATACGTCATTGTCAACGTCATCGACGCGACCCGTTCAAAACAATGTCCTCACTGCTGCCATCAAGGATGCGCGAAACTCCATCATCGTCCCGAAATACTGGGGCGGCAACGTGGAGCAAAGTGGCGTCACTTTCCTGCAAGGTGATTTCTGGTACGATGGCAACGGCACTCTCAAGCAAAGGGACGCCTTAGGCGGTTGGGACATCAACTATGTCGATGCTGGCACTCCACTGTTCATACAAAATCCTTCCACTAAAAAAATCTACTTGCTCATCAAAGGTTACGGTCACTATGACGTGTTCGACTATTTCGGCAAGAAGGTGCGCTTCATCGAATGGAAGAGCATCAGTCTGGACGATAGTCCCGCAGAAGGGACGTATCGTTACGATACGAGTGAAGACAAGTTGTATGTCCGTAAGAACAGCGCATGGGTGCTTGTAGGCCTTGAGGAGGATGTGTTGTATGTCGATGCAGGGAATGGCCGCATTCATGTGCGTCACAAGAACTCCCGGAACGAGACTTGGCTTGACGATTTGTTGCCCGCCTTGAATGAAAGGGTGGTTGTCATCAAATACTGGAACGACAACCTTGAAAGCAGCAGTCTTCTGTCATCCGCTGTGGAAGGGGAGTACGGCTACAATACGAGTACGCAAGTCCTTTCCAAGTACCTTTCCGACCTGAATGAGTTTGTGGAAGTTGCGCTGAGTCCGATGTCGCTTTATGTCGATGCGAAGCACAACAGTCTTTATAGATGGGATTTCGACGAAGAAGAAATGGTTGCATTGTCGAGTGGCGGTGGCGGTGACAAGGAAACTCTTGACTTCCTGCTCATGACCGTCGCAGGCATCGCCGACGATGTTCCTGAATATTCGAGTGCTCCGGCCAATCCCGAAATCGATGATGTCTATTACGACACAACGTTGTTGAAAGCGAGGAAGTGTACGCAAAAAGGGACACCTGCACAAATTGTCATATCTTTGAACGGCGGTTGGAACAAGAACGCCAAGCCCGCCGACTTTTCTTCTACGACGATGGAGAAGGTTATCAACCCGATACAGTTCGCCGAAGGCGACACCATCACTTTCCCACTTATCGAAGGTTCAAGTTACAATATAGAAGGCGGTCAAGACATGGACTACTTGAAAGACATTCTTGTTGCCGCGTTGGTTGCCTCCGGTTACGAGGAAGTCGATTATGACACCGACCTTGAAGAAGAAGGAGTAAGGTTGCCCGGCAAGTTTTATGTTGACCAGGTAACGACCTCCAAGGAGAAAAAGGATGGTACGACGTTGACATGGGATCCGTCTTATCAATTCACCATCAACACGAAGAAAGCGTGGTCTGGTGGCGAGAACGGAATGGGGCTTTACGTCATTCCAAATGTGACAGGTTATCGGCAGACCGAAGATTATGATGCGAGTTCTTCGGGAAACAACAAGACTCTTTACATCGAGACCAGTCAGATGATGTTCACGGTCGAGAAATTGACCTTCGGCACTGACGATGTATGGGTAGATGCAGAGTCCACGGGCTTGACTTCAAGGGTTGCCGCTTTGGAAAGTTTGGGTACAAACGCAGAGGAGCAACTGCAAGCTGCCCTTTCCGGTGTTGAGACCGCCATACAGCAATTAAACGAGCTAATCGACAACATTCCGACGAGGAGTTATGTTGACAACGAAGTGAAGTCTAAAGTGAACAGCGGCAACGACCTTCCCGACGAAGGCGAGAACGGGGCATGTTTTCTCCTTTTCGACGGCACTACTGCGAAACCCTATTGGCGATATGGCGGTACTTGGTATGATGCTACAGGAACTGAATACGAAGAAGAGTAATTGCCATGGACAAGGAAAAGATACGAGTTTTGATGGTGGATTTGAAAACCGCCATCGAAAAGTTGAACACCGGAATTTCGTCACGCATCGGTGACGATAGCTATATGCAATACATGGGTCTTGACGGCGAAGGGTCACGCGCACTTAACAACGGTGACTTCGTTATCAACAAGGCGCCTGAGAACATCACCACCGAAGACATCATCAACGCCTATCAGTTGGATGATTTCTCAGAAGGATGGCCTGTCATCGACGAAGGCATGGAATATCCAGACACCGAGTTCATTGTAACGGGCGAAAAGCTTGGCCTCATCCCAGACTTGTATGAAAGAAACGTCATAGATGGACAACGTAAGGCCATGGGCGACAGTCTGAAAATTAACGGAGAAACAGTCAACTGTCCAAGCCTGAAATCATATCTCACAACCGAACAAATATTGGCGATGAACGGACTTGGCATCACAGATTACACGCTCAAAGGCATCGGGATTTACAATCAAAGGAAGATAAGGCAGATTATCGAAGACAATACTCTTAAATGTTCTGGATTGAAACTTAGGCATATCTATGCGTTTTATTACGAAAAAGCAAAAATAAGCGACACCGTATCAAAGGGAGATGATATTGATGTTCAAAGTTTTCAAAAAGAAGGCGAATACACAAATCTGGAGGGAACGACTTATTTGGAAAAAGTTAGGATCAATCTTCCCCGCGATTTCATCATTGACGGCGAGGTTGACGGGAAAGCCGTTGGAGGTATTTTTACAAGATGGGGTGCGTTCAACACCAGATATTCGTTGTATCTTAAAAAGATGGTGTTGATGAAGAATGATGGGCAATATCCGTCATTTGTAGTTATAGCCAGGCCAAAAAGCATTACAGTAGAGGAGGAGACCAAGATAGACCAGCTTCGCGTAGAAGGTTGTTTCTTTCACGGCATCAGTTCTACGTCAGGCGACCCGAACGGCGACCCCGACGCAGGCTCTTTCTATAAAAGAGAAGGGTATAGCTATGCAGGCAATTACATCAAACTTGTTTTCGACCATAGAGTCACACCAGTCAAATCCTATCCTCCGCGTGTGTATAAAGGCGGCAATGTCATCAATCATGTCTATATTGCCAACAACAACATATACGGTTCTTTGTTTTTGGATTCTCATACTTGTCGTTTCAACAACACATATAGAGTTGTGAACAACAATTTTTATGGAGGCGGCTGGGAGGACAACAAACGTGCTGGTTACAGGGCAGCTTCAACCACCAACATGGGCAGAGGCGGCGAGGCCATCAGTCATTCCATAGACAACGATGCCAGTCCAAGGTATAGTCCTGCCATCACATATTACTCTTGCCCTAAATGGTTTTCCGGCAACAATTTCTATGGTGCAGACAGAATCCTTGCCAAACGAATTTTATCAGTCAATTATTATAGCGGCTTGATGCTTGAAGGCGGTAACACTTATGTACTCAACAACGTTTTCAAGAATTATGTTTGCAAGGAAACGATAGCAAAAGGTTTTTCCGATGGTGCAAAAATCCACCGCACCATCTGCGCCACCTATGACGCTTATGCGTCCGTTCCAAGACTCTATTACGCCAACAATACTTGCGTCAACATTTTCGCCATTGGTGAGAGAGGTACTGCACCTTACGGCGTATTGAAAGGCAAAGGTCCGAACATACCTTACAGCTACATGCCCGATTTCAACTATTACCAGCTTGTCAGATACTACTCGCACAACAAATTCCTCATCGACGAGGAATGGCTTGAAAGGAGATGGCGAGAAGACGTGGAAAGCGGCTGGATATACGACATCATCAGGGATTCTCAGAAAGCCAATTACAGGATTGAGGATGAAGTTGACGAAAACGGGAACGTTCTTCCAGCAGATACGGCAGAAGAGACTTACAAATACGGAGAGAGGACTGTCGATGCCATCATTGGCGAGAACTTATATGACTATTTGTCATTGAAGTTTGACACCATATACGGTGAAACCATGGATTCAGCGATGAATGTCATAGTTCCCATGAACCAGTACGTCTATAAGAACAATCTTGTCGACATGGGGCGCGGATGCGTCGGCGGCATGAAATACAACGACGAAGGCAGAGCTGTTCATTTAACCATCAAGGACAACACGTTCATTGGCAGGAGAATGTCGAGTAACAGGTGGAGAAACCTTGACAGGGACAAAGTTGCGAGGAAGGTTGGCGAAGCACTCTTCACGTTCATCCCTTGGGACAAGTACAAGGCCGAGTACATCATGGTTGACGGAAAGGCGACAGCGATGACCAAAAACGGCGAGGCTCCGACCATCACCATTACCGGGAACAGTTTTGTGGTTGGCGACTTTGTTTCTGGCGGTGTCGTGCTGCCTACGGAAGTCAAAATCGCCTACGGCAGGATAAAGTATGGCGTTTCCGATTTCTTCTTTAACCAAAAAACAAGTTTGCCGCTACGTGAAAATGTGAACATTTCGGACAACACCATCAACGACCAATCGGCAGAACAAACAGCGTTGGCTGTCTATGTGGAAGGCTCTAAATCCAAGGGAGAAATCAACCAATATTACGAGGACAATCCATCACTACCATAAAACCCATCGAGCGATATGAGAACTTTTGTGAAACATCCGAGCGAGAACAGGCTTGTTGAAGTTTTGTCGTTGAAGAAGGGCGGTGTGGAGATATTGGAATTGAAGAAGAACGGTGTGAGTTATTACGTAAAGGAGGACGAGGAATAGTTTAACGTTAAAAATCTACGATAATGGACAACGAAGAAATCAAGAAGAAGAAGGTGATAGACATCGACTGCCTTATCATGGGGAAACGTCCCAAGAAAGGGCAAGGTGGTGGTGGTGAGGGAAGTTCTTCCGACATGACCATCTCCGAGGTGGTGAAAGCCATCAGTCCGATTTTGCGGGAGCGTTTCTTGGAGAAGTTGCAGGAGGTTCTTGGCGGCGGTTCGGACAACTATGCGCTTTCCCATTTCGACTTTGGGGAAGGTTTTCCTTTAGGCGAAGGAGCGAACACCACGATTTTCTGGTGTGGCGCATTCAGTGAGGAACGAGAGAACGAGGGGATTGTATTGAGTACGATAGCCCCGGATGCCACACTTGACAACGTGGCACAATACCAGTTGCTTGTCGCTCCGTATGGTGTTTACAAGCGAGTTTCTGAGAATGGTTCCTGGGGAGACTGGGAGGAGCTTGGCGGTGGCGAGACAGCTACGAGCGAGGAAGTCCTTGCTATATGGAACGAAACAGATTCAACGGACTAATTAAAAAATATATACCATGGCAAAAAGATTAGACACGGATAGTTTGGCGGGTGTATTCGCCGCCATCAAACAGGAGATAGGTTCTGCTTTCTACAACTTGACTGCTGCACAGAAAGCGGAGTTGAAGTTGAAGTTTTCGGACTTGACGGTAGCGGAGAAGGAGGAGATTACCGGACCGCAAGGGCCACAAGGAGACAGCTTCCAACCCATAGAGGATGCCTCAGGACTCGTCCTCGCCCACACCTTGGGAAACGACAACACAAAGGCCATGTCGCAAAAGGGCGTTTCCGACGAAATGATAAGCGCGAAATACCGTCTTGGAACACCGCTCGACCTCTCTGGATATAGCGACGTGTCAAGATTCATCAACTCAAGTGGCAAATGGACGGATGCTGAATCGCCGACATCCATCTTCATCCCCATATCCGACATCGAAGGAGACAAACTGTTGATTCATGCAAACAGCGACAGAACGGCTGACATCGCATTCCTCACAAGTGATTCGCATGTAAAATCACAAGATGCTTCATTTGTTCCTGGTACTGCGAAAGTGACGGTATCTCCTGATGTGATAGCGGAAGTTGACATTCCAACAGGAACGCAGTTCATGTATGTCAACAAGGTCTATGCTTCATACACGAAGACACCTGCGAGCATCGTGCCTGTGACGCTGTTGAAAGACGAGGTTTCACAAGGAATCGCTAAAGCAGAAAACGCAAAAGCGGAAGCCGATGAGATAGGAGAAATGTTGGGGTATGAAGGAGCGGGAACTGCGGAAGATCTCACATACACTTCTTTCTCATCGTTCCCACAAACAAACGTCGCAGCCATGACAAGCGCAGTGAATGTCAATTCCATCTCTGCTGTTGTTAATCCGAAGAAATACAGGAGGGCGGTCTTGGCGGCTGGCTCCTCCTATTCTGCTGTCATGGCGTTTGCAACCGCATACAGCACGACCAGCATCACATTCTGTTCGGCTCTTGGAAGGGTTGCAGTAACCAAGGACACCACGGAGACTTTCACCATTCCAAATGATTGCAAGTACATCATCCTTACATTGTTTGAAGACACAAGGAATGCAAATTACAATCGAACACCCGCATCCCTGTCCCTGCAAGACGGAGTGGGGGAGGCTTCACTGGGAAGGTTGGACAACATTGAAAGACGCTTGAGTGGAGCTGCTGTTGGAGGTGTCGATGCAAGGTTCGTCAAAGTCTGCAACAAGATGTGCAAGTACGTGCTTGAGCAGATATGCGATGCAAATTATGCTGGAACGGTCACAATAACAAAGACGAACACCTTCTCCGGCTCTTCGGCTTTGAATCCGTTGAATGCGGCAAATGCCGCCGTGGCATTGGCGAAGCTGCTCGCGACAGGGCTTATCGACAACAGCATCATCAGCCACAGCAATCAGCAGATAGAGGAGTATTTGCATAAGATAGTTGTTGCCGATGTAAATGCACATGTGGCTAATGCGTCAGGTGGATGGGGAAATGCTTGGCAATCTCCACTTGTTGCTGGAAGTCTTGCCAATTGCGTAATTTTGATGCCTGACCTGTTCTCTGCATCAGAAAAGGAGGCTGTCAAGGACATGCTGCTGTCTGAATGTGACTACGTGATGTCGATAACAAGCCAGTCGTTACTTTACTGGAAAGATGAAAATGGTACGGAATTGAATGTCGGTGACACCAAGAGCGAGGAGTGTTACTGGAATGCCATGCCACTTGGAGCTGCCCTTGTCTTGTGTACTGATGCACAAAACTACGATGACATCGCGGAGGCGTTCGTAAGACTCAACATCATCGGAGGTTCTACGCCAAGCGACAGCGAGTCGTGGAAGACCATCAGCGGCTTCCAACTCTCCTCTCTGAATGGCTCAAACGTGCAGGACAACGGAATCATCATCAATCACAATAGAGTGCATCCGCACTACATGGTGGCCATGGAATGTTCCATCTTTGAGACACTTGGAACGATGGCGCACGTCGGGTTCCTGATACCGGAAGGTGCAATCTACGGAAAGGACAGGATTGCAAAGGCGTTGCATGACGTGGAGTTTGAGAACACAGAATACGACACCCCTTATGAAGGGAACGGAGGGACGATATACCAACCCGGGAATTGGAACATCTACTATCCGCAAGGAAACGACTGGAGTTCTCCAAACAAGATTGCCATCAACGAAGCAGCATTTGACAAATGTATCAAGGAGATGGGACTCGACACCTCTTGTGATTGGGATGCCTGGGCTGGGTTGCATCTTACATTACCAGAATACCTTCAAGACAGGCATGAGGACGGACACCTCTATGAAGACGGGGAGACGACCATAGATGCCGTGAGAAGGGAATTGAGCGCAGCACAACAAGTGACGACCGTCCTGCTGTTCATCTGCAACAAGATTCGGATTACAACCAGCCAGGGCTGGGCATCAGAAGACCATTATGACTACTAATCTTCACACTTGAATTGGTAAGAACATGGAACCTTTGACCATCATCAGCAGCATCGTAACCGCCATAGGAGGCTGGGAGGCCGTCAAGTACTTCATCAACCTCAAGGCAGAGAAGCGCAAGTCAGAAGCCGAGGCCGACTCCGCTGCCACATCCGTCATCAAGGAGATGCAGGATGCCTGTCACATCTTCATCTCCGACGCGAAGGAGAAGATGGAGGACGACAGGAAGTACATCGCAACACTCAAGGAAGACCGACGCCAGCTTTTGGACGAGCGTGAGGAGCTTCGCAAGCGCATCGACGAAACAGAGGAGATAGTCCGCAACCTTCAGCGCGAGGTCGCAAGGAACGGAAGGATGGTGGAGTCGCTGCGCCCTTTTATCTGCGGGTTGCTCGGGTGCAAAAGGCGACAGCCCGTAGCAATATCGGCAGAAGGGGAGGTTAGCGACACCGAACCGAAGGACATCGAACCCGCTGAAATGGAACGCCCATGAGACTCGACCTCGTCCGCATCTACAACTGCAAGGCGTATTGCGTCGGCAAGCTCTACATCGACGGCGCATACGTCTGCGACACGCTGGAGGACTACGACCGCGGCCTTGACCAGTCGATGACAGAGAAGGAAATCGCCAGGAACAAGGTGAAGCACATGACCGCCATCCCGACGGGAACGTACCGCGTCATCCTCAACGTGCAGTCGCCGAAGTTCTCCCAGTACGCGTTCTACAAGAACCTGTGCAACGGCTACCTTCCAAGGTTGGATGGAGTGAAGGGCTTCGACGGCATCCTCATGCACTGCGGCTCGACCGCCGACAACAGTTCCGGGTGCATCCTCATCGGCCTGAACACCATCAAGGGGAAACTCACCGACTCACAGAAGACGTTCACGAACCTGATGAAGAAGCACCTCACGCCTGCAAGGATGCTGGGCGAGAAGGTGACGATTACCATAACAAGGAAATACAAGATATGAACCCGAAGAGAGAGACAGTCATCGTCGTCATCGTGTGTGTGCTTTGTGGCTGCGTGACCCCGAAGACCGTTACGGAGACTGTTGTTGAACACGTCCATGACACGGTTGAGGTGGTCAAGTCAGACACGGTGAGGGAGGTGAAGGTTCAGACGGTGAAAGACACCACGTTCCAGAAGGAAGTCCACACCTACACTATCAATGATGTGGGCGACACCGTGAAGGAGATTCACCACTACGTCGAGCGAGAGAAGGTCATCGTCGTCGATTCCACGGACCGTTACAAGGCGGTTGTCGATTCGTTGAGGAAAGCCCTCCACGAGCAGCAGTCTAAGGAGAAGGTTGTGGTGAAGACGAAGCGTGTCATCCGTTGGTGGGAGTATGTCTTTTTCCTGGCTATCATCGGCACGATCATCTTCTTCGTCATCAAGGGAGGAGGCAAGACTTATGTTGACAAGGTTTGAAACATGCTTTAATGATTGTTTTTTTCATAGTGAAATGATTAAGTGATTAGATTTTCTTCAACAGGTTATTTGGTTTTAGGTAAAAAGATGATTGGGACCGCCTTGTTCGTGAGGATTGGGCGGTCTTTTTTAAGAGAGGATGTAGGAGGGGATAGGTAGGGGTAGGTAGGAATAGGTCGTTATAGGTGGTGATAGGTGGATATAGGATATAGGTGGCTTTATGGGGTTGAAAAAGCCCCCGACTTAATAAAACGTCTCACTGAATTATTAACAAGCGTCTGATAGCCGACGGTCGGGGGTATGCCCTGTTTCATCGGTTAGCAGACGTATTTTGTTAAATTCAGTGAGACGGGTGCAAAGATAAACAATTAAATTGTATTGCGCCATGAAAGTCGTGGAATATTTGAAAATCGGCCGTGAATTTTTGAAATTGATGTCAAGTTTTGGCCTCAGAAGGGATGACTACCTGCATATCGAACTTTATGAGGAATATGCGATGATGCGCGGTTCTGGCGAGAAAGTCGATTATATTCTATGTGTTCTTTCGGAGAAGTATGGTTTGTCGGAAAGCACTGTGAAACGTATAGTTAAGCGTCTTTCGATGGAGGTCAAATGATGACCCTTTCCATTTGTTGGAATTTTTGCATAAGTGTTTTTGTGTCAATATTTTTGTGGTGACATTTTTTTATTCACCCACACAAAAACAAAGCTATGGACACAAATGATTTGATGACCATCAAAGCTCTTTCAGAGAGCAACAGCATGTCTCCCTACGAGCAGTACAAGGTAGGCCACATGCAGGCCAAGAGCCACACTTCCGGCATCGGTGTGGCAGGTCTCGTCCTTGGCACTGTCGGCACTGCCGCCGCCATCGGTGCGTGGATTTTCGCCCCGTTGTACGGCAATGCCAAGGCCAGCCAAGCCAAGGAGGTCGCCGTCGCCGCCAAGGAGATTGCCAACGTTCAGATTGCCGCTTCACAGCGTCAGCTTGACCAGTTGACCGCGTTGTTCGCCGCCGAGCGTCAGGAGCGCATCAATGGTGACATCACGCTCAATGCCACCATCAACGACACCGTTTCCGGCAGTCAGCAAGGGCAACTTTCAGCGTCCCAAGTTGCCACCAACGAAGCCACCGCTCAGATTATGGCAGGTGTGATGACTGGCAAGTATTCTGAGTCTCCTCAGAAGGTGGAACTGCTTACTCCTGCCAAGCCGTTCCAGTGCGGCTGCGGTTGCGGCGAGGGCTAAAGATTAAGCTGAAATCAGGAGAGGAATCTGCCTAATCTGTCATGAAACGGCAAAATAAGCAGATTCCCCACCTGCTTAAAGTGTGTCCCATGAAATTGTTCAGGAACAACAAAAAGCGACTTGAGATGATCAAAGCGATACGCCCCACCAGCAAGGCTTCCTTGAAGATGCAGTGCATCTTCGCTACAAAGGGAAACATCGACGAAGCCAACAAGCTCTATGACTATTTTGCCAAGGACATGCCGGAGTTGCCCGACTACGACCCGGTTCCTCAGACGTGGGTTGACAACACGAAGGATGCCGTGAACGGCCTCATGTCATGGGTGAAGGATAACCAGGACACCTTGTCTCAAGCATACGAGTTCATCCGCGGCATTGTCCAGAACAAGACGTTGCCACCGATAGGCATTGAGGAAGCGGCAAGTGGCGCACCATTACCTGACATCAACGAGTGACCATGGAAAAGAGCAAGCTAAGAGGATTCCCTATCCATTTCAACATCTACGCCGAGAGCGAGGAAGAGGCCGAGGCGTGCCGTGCCGCCATCATCCGCTTCATCGGCTTGCATGCGTCTCAATGCCGTGCCGTGACAGCAAGGAAGGTTGCCCAGGCGGTGAACAATTGGGACAAGAATCCCATCGTGAAAAACAGAGTTATACAATATTTCAAAGATTAGGATATGAAAGAAGGACAACAGCAATTCCAGTGTACGGGCGACTGCCTCCGTTGCCTACCCGTTCAAAGGCAATATTGCGCCGCCCAACATGCTTACAGCAGTATGATGATGCTCAAGACGATGCAAGACACGCTTGAAGCAATGACTGCAAAGTTTAATGAACTGAATGAAAAAATCAATGCCATCCAAGACAACGATGCGATGGTTTTCAATCCGAGTATGGAAGACATTGAAGAAGACATAGCACAAGAAGGGGACGGTGCAGAAGAATAGATGCCCCAATAAAAACACAAAACAAAAACTAAACAACTATGGCTTGCAACAACAACGGAAAGACCTTTGTGGTATCGCTAACCACGATTCCAGGAGGCACGGCGGCAGACGCATCTTATCTGCTGCAATTAGACCACTACACATGTGGCAATCGTAAATTATGCACTCAGGAAGTGTTTCCTGTGACCGCAGACCTTAAAGCGACGGCAATGGGACTCCCGGTCGATGTAGGAAACGGTTCATACTGTCAGGAAGTGCTTGTCAGCGGGACATGCACCTACATGCCCTACAAATGCGGATGCCAGTGCAATGTTTGTCCGAAAACGGAGAACATATATTGCACCATCTGCGTCCCATGCTCAGCCGCCACCACTCCGACCCTTGCCGTCGGCAACACGGTAGCCAGCCCCACCAACGTTCAGCCCTGCTGCAACGTGACGAACTGCGTTGCCATCACGACGACTCTCAACGTGGCCACAGGCGCATAATATGGAATGGATTGATATTGCCTGCATCGTTTTCGTCTGCGTGACGATGAACCACCTTGGTCTTGTCGGCGCGGTGGAGAAAGTCTTGGGATTTCCCTTGCCAATTGTCAACTGCGTGAAATGCCTGACATTCTGGTGCGTTCTTGCCTACGGGATTGCCCGGTCACATGACGCGACGGCTTTGCTTGCCATATCATTCCTTGCCAGTTATGCCTCGTTATGGCTTGAATTATTGGAAGGATATGTTGACACCTTTTTCATGAAGTTCTATGAGAAGATTTATCCAGACCCCGACGACGACACGGTTGCCGCAGACGCCGAACGTGGCGATCCCCCAGGCCCCGTGTCCTGATTGCGAAAAGAAAACCAAAAGGACGAGAAGATGAACGCACAGGAAATGAAATCGAAGTATGCCGACCTCTACGGCTACATGGCCAGTTCCCGCGATCCTGAGAACATGAAGGCTTTCGGCAAGGTGATGACAGAGATGTTCATGTGGATGGCCGAGAACAAGTCTGAGGCCGCACAGGAATGGCTCGACAAGTTGGAAAGCATCAACTGGGACAACTACCTCACTCAGAAGGAAGCCGAGAAGATTGTCTCCGGGATGAAGCCAGCCGCCCCATGGTCGAGAGAGAAGTGGCGTGATGCGATGATGCAGAAAGGCTACAAGATGGAGGATGCTCCCTGCTACAACTCCTGCGCCTTGTGGGTCACGATGAACATGCTCATGTCTGACTCTTCCGACACGCTTGGGAAGTATGTTGGCGGTGACAAGTTGTTTGATGCCGTCCACGCCCTTGCCGTTGACAAGTTGTGCGACGAGGACAATGTTTTCAGCATCAGGAAATATTTCTCAGTATGAGTATGAATGACATGGTTCGCCTTAAAATCCTCAACGACATGCTATCGAGCATGAGCGACGAGGACAGGCGAACCTATGCCATTTTGTCTTCTCAGAAGGATGACCATGGGATGATGCAGCAGGAGATCAGGAGCCACGGTGAGAAGTTGGATGAACTTATCCAGAGGACTTCGTGGACGAAGACTTTCCTTTCCGATGTCGGTGCGAATGTAATCACCAATGCTGCTTTTCTTCTTGTGGCGAAACTATTCAAGTAGGGCGTGAGATTTTCATTGGCTTGTCAAGATACTGTGAGTCTGTCATGCCTTGTTTGAGTTGTCGATTGATGCACTATCAGAGAATGATGGTGGTACTGGACAGCCGTACATAACGGTTATTGGTACATCGTATGGTTTCTTAACAACATCTTCCCACCAATTATGATTTGATGGCAATGTTATTATTGGTTCTTTGTGACCAATAATGAAATCCAACAAAAGGAAGTACTCGTCATCGTTGATACTGAGTTGCTGATGTAGATTGTTCAGTATCATTATTGCTTGTTTTTGCTTGTCTGTCATAAGCTCAAAAGTCTTTCCACGTCCATGTCAGTATGTTCGTCCCAATGCTTTGCCCTTTCAAGTTCCACACAATCAAACCTTGACCATAGATAATCTTCGTAGTGGTAAGTGTACGAGCCTTCTGGCGTATCAATGCCAACGATAAACCATCTACCACCAAAGCATTCTTCTCCATCTTCATGTTTCCAAGATTTCCAAGCCTTATCATTGTATGCCTTAACTAACGCAGCAAATAATATTGCTCTTTGATGGTAAAGACTATTGAAGGTGTGTGACCCGTCACTCAATTCTCCGATGTCCTCAATACCTGCTATCGTGCAGATAAGTTCTTTCTGTTTGTCTGTCATAGTTCCTTTAATTTTAGTTCTAACTGTTCTTTTCGTTCTTCATAAACATCACAAATTCTATTTATGAGAGTCAAATCGTGTGGCACATAAATATAGCCACCTACTTCATTGGTTTGGAAGTCTGTCTTTAGTCTTCCTATTACTTTTCTTATGTCTTCAAGTTCTTTACAAATTAAAGAACCTATATGTGCTTCTTCTTCTGTCATATTTTCTTTTTTAATTTCCCATTCCCACCAATCCATCCAAAGAATCTTTTTTGTTGGAGGTTCTAACATATTATAATAAATTTAAATCTATTGGAAAAGCCGCTTGTGCCAATTCAGCACCCTCTTGGGTAGTGCTTTTCTTTGTCTCGTTTTCCATTGTCCTTTTGTTTTGGTTGTAGTCCGTTAATCAATTCTTGTATGAAGTTCCTCGCGTTGGCAAGGGCTTCGGCAAGAGTTTCCGCGCCTGTGTCGTCACCTTCCAGCACCTTCGCCTCCGCGTTGACGATGATGGCGACAGCATCGACGTTCTCGCCGTAGATGTTGGTGAGGAGTTTCGCGGCCACACGGGCGGTCTCCTTCTTGGTCAGTTTACGCTTCATTAAAATAGTCTTAATTGTCGTTGTTCATTCCAAATGCGCTTCATTGCCTTGTCGTAGTATTCTTTGTTCAGTTCAAATCCGATGAAGTGGCGTTTCTCCTTGATGCAAGCAACGGCGGTTGTGCCGCTGCCCATACAGTTGTCGAGCACGGTGTCGCCCTCGTTGGTGTAGGTGAGGACAAGATAGCGGAGAAGTTGCACCGGCTTTTGAGTAGGATGAAATTGTCCTTCATTACAATGCACCGCATTAATGCGAATTATTGAGCGAGGATGTTTTTTATCTTTATATGTAGGATTGATTCTTCCTACTTTCCCATAACAATTGTTCTTTTCGTTGTGGTAGCCATGCCCTTGTGGATGGTTTGGCTCTCGCCCATTCAAGTCTTCCATTTGAGGATTGTAAGTGGGTAGGCTTTTATAGAATATGCAAATATCTTCGTGATAACGTAGTGGCATACGATTTGCATTAAGGAAACCTGTGGCTCGTACTTTATCCCAAATAAGATTATATGATTATCCGCAATCGTACCACCAAATATTCGGGAAACAATAAAGGCTGGCAAACATCGCCAGCCTTCTTGCATTTATAAAATAGTACGACGCTCACGCGCCATTTAGAGTGAACTCTGATAGTTCGGCTGCAAAGTTATGTAATTTTTCGTTAATACGTGCAATATTCTTCGGACTTATTTTCTTGAATCCGCCTTTGTATTGCAGCATCTGGCTTTCGCTCATGTCGCAGATGCGGGCCAAGGCACGTGCCGATATGTATGGAGAAAGAGCTTCCAGCAATTCGCCAACCGTTTCAAACTCTTGCTTATTCATCGTCATTTTCCTTTGAGCCAATCTCCATTCTTTTCTTTTGCTGTGGCAAATAGTCACTTGCCTTTTGGTTTGTCACAACGCTTTGTCCCAATTGTTCCTCCAGATTGGCACGAGCTATTTTTGCCACATTTCCACCTTTACGGGCCACTTGCCTGTTATCCTTTAGTGACTTCGGCTTCTCTTTACGGGATATTGCCGCCGTTGATGCTTCGGCAAGTGTGTTAAGAGCCAGTTCTATAGTGGTCATGTTATCGCGCAGGCTCTCCTTTTTCTTCGGATCAAGTCTCTTGAATTTTTTGTATTGTCCTGTGGTTTTCCCGCTCCATGTCTTGGTAATATCATCTGTCAACAGTCCGTAGTCCTTATCTTTGACTCCTCGCTCCTTCCATTCATCAGTTAACTCATTGCGTGCTTCAATGCCTTTAAGTCGTTGATTTATCCACCTGTCGGAATATCCTTTCTTCCTATAATCTTCCCGCGCTTGCTCGATGGAAAGCTCTGGATTCATCATCTGGTCTATACGGATGGTAGCTACACGAGCCATCCACTGCTTGAATGGTTCTGCTTTAAAGGACGGAATAGACTGTATCAACCTAAAAAGCTGTTCTGTGTCTGCCACGTCCGTAAGACGCATCTTTCCATCATTTGCCATTAGTTTGAAAGCGTGACAATTTGTCACGGTTTCATTTCCTTCTTCTTTTAAGCGTTGTTTTAACTTCCTCCAATAGGCTGTTGGATTTTTGCTGTCTGTTAGTGCTGCACATACATCAACTACAGAAAAATACCACTTCTGGGTTTTGTCATCCCATATTGTTCGCACCTTGTAATGCTCAAAAACTTGTAATGCTTGTTTGTTGCTCATACTTCTCTATTTATTATATAAATGTATCATTTTATGCTGTCTTTCTGTATGTCCTATGCTCGAAGTTTGTGCGGTACGAGGCTGCTATCATCACAAGACGTTCGAACAGGTCCTCGCCAAAATAACGGCGGTTAAACTTGTAGCAGAACTCGTTCAGGTACTCTTGCAGGAACTCAGGCTTTACACCATGGTACATGTCGGCAAGCAATGTCTTGGCGTTGGCAATGGCAATATGCACCCATGGAAGCACCTTGCCTATATCTTTCGGATCGATCACCTGCGATTTATGCTCCGTAAACATGTCCTTAAAATGGATGTGCGATGTGGAAGCATCTGTTGTTATCATACTGTCTTTGTATATCGTTTTGGAAGCCACTTCGTCGATGGTTACAGCCTTCGCATTTGGTATGACTATCATTTTGATGTGTCCTACACTTTTGGTCTTTTGTCCTTTCTTGGGGTTCTCTTCCGGCGTGCTTTCGGCAACCACCAGTACTTTTGACTTGCGCTGACTGCCTACTCCAGCCTTCAGTTTCTCTTCTTTCTGCTCGGCTGGTGTCTCTGTCGAGAAAAATCCCTCATCCAGTTCTATGAAGCCTTTCAGCGTATATTTGTCATCACGCTTGCCCATCACAGAACGTAGTTTGTGCATCATTTCCCAGATAGGTTGATAACGCTTGTGCCCCAACTGCCGCTGAAGCTCAGAGGCTGATATGCTTTTCTTTGTGGCCGTCAAAAGGTGCATGGCAATAAACCAGTACATAAATGGCAGCTTTGATCCGTGCATCACGGTACCGCTTCTAAGCGTCGTGCGATGGCGGCAATGCTTGCACTGGTATTGCTGTTTGCTTTCCAACCATACCACATCGTGAGAACCACAGTGTTGGCACGCCACACCTTCCTTGTCTCTCATTTCCTTAAATGCCTTGCGGCAAGTTGCTTCATCAGGGAAATACTTGTTAAACTCAAAAATCTTCATGTTTCTACTATTTTATAAATGCTACACAAAGGTAATCATTTTGATTGTAATATCCAAATAATTATCTAACTTTTTTTTCAAGAAAACGCAAAAAAACGACATACAAAAAAGATATGTCGATTTTGGTGGTACGATTGCGGATAATCATTTAAGATTATATCTCCACATCTTCGGGTTGCTGTGCATAAGGTTTGCCGTAAACATTCCCTGCGCAAACAGCACTATTGCTGCATTAGGCTTGCATATCCGCTTGTATTGCTCCCACAACTTGTCAAAAGGTATCACGCTGTCCCATGAGCCGCCTTCACTTTGCTCGTTTAGCACACCATACGGCAAGTCACAAATAACAGCATCCACGCTTCCGTCGGGTATTCGTTTCATCCCCTCCAGGCAGTCCATATTATAGATGTTGTCGAGTTCTATCTTCATTCCTCCACCTCCAAATCTAATTTCTCTTTCAGTTCCTTTTGGTATAATCCGCAAGCAGGTTGCTTGCACTTGATTTTCAAATGTCCGTTAGCGGTGCGCTTGCTCTTGCGGACGGCACAATACTGAAACACCTTGCTGTTGCACTCCCACCTTTGACGGTGCTTGCACGTCTTGCAAGTCCTTATGGGGTTGTCGGCATCTGCCTTGAATAGTTCGTCCAACGTCATAATTTCGGGTATCTGAATTTAACCTTCTTGCATTTATACAACTTGCAAATCATCCGCTTTAACTGCTTTTTCCTTTTCCTCGGTATGCGCGGTCGGCAAGTTGTTGTTCCTGTGAATCATGCCTTTCAACTTTCGGAGGTTGTAAATGCGCAGGCCGATGCGGTCGCGGGTGTGTTGTTTCTCTTGTTCTGTCATAGTTCCTACCATTCAAATCCGCTCTTGTGAATCATGCGGCGGTCATATTCATCTTCTATTTGATGAATTTCCTTCCATGCCTCTTTTTCCTCTTCTAATTCTCGCCGTTGTTCATCTGTCATAAACATGACACCAAGAATAAGGGCACCAAAAGGATTTTTAAGTATTTCATCAAAGGGTGAAGCGTTCATGTGGTTTTGTACTTTCTGAACGTTGCAATTATCGGGGATGGTGTTCCGTATCGGTTGGCTGTCATTGCTGACGACTGTCTGCGACCTAAGTCTGCTTTCAGCTATCATGATTTCCTGAAGGCTTTTGCCCGTTTCCTCCATCCTTTTCCTCCGCTTTTCAATGCACCGACGATATGCCGGGCTTTCCTTGCATCGGCGGTCGTGATAGGCTTGCAATTCATCCGCAAGCCGCTGATTGTGTTCTTTTGTTTTGTCCATAGCTCATAAATCATTAAAATTTTGAATTTAATGCTCGTTTTTGTGAGTTTCCTACAAAATATGGCTTGTAAATGTGAATAACTCTCGTTTAGCGCATTGTAAATGCTTATGCTTATACTCATTCCTCACCTCCTTCTTCGTCAAGTTCAAGTGCCATCCACCGTAGTTCCATATCGGCTGACATTGCAAAGTCATCGCCCTCTTCATCGTCCCAACAGTCATCGTAAGGATTCCACACGTTAATGTGGTAGCCACCATTGTAATACGTCACGCACACGGCTTCGTGTAATGGAAGTTCTTCGGGTGCATTGTGCCAAGTATAGTCAATGTTCATCGTTCACCTCCATTTTTGTCGTTCGCCATTATCAAGGGAGTTTGTCGTTTGCCTGACAGATGAGGTCTGAACTCTCAAGAAGTTTTGTATATTCGTTGTCATGGAGTTCAGGGTAAGCCCTGTTATACATCACGTTATCGATGATGTCACGTATCTCTTTGATTTTATTGCGCACCTCATTGATTTGCGCTTTTTGTGCATTGTTCATTGTCTTGTTGTTTTAGATTGTTTCATCATTGCGTCTGCAATCTCGAAGGAGCGTCTTGCAAGCCATTCGTCGGAATTGTTTCCGTGGAGCATGAGTGCCTGCAAAGCAACTTTCGCAAATTCGTTTCTATATGAATATTCGTCATCGTTGTCGGGAATGATTTCAACCTCATCGATGGCATATTCCATATATTCATATTCAGGTGTTCCTGGACGATGCACCTCAACTAAAGAGTAGTGTGCAAAGTCCAGGATTTCACCAGTTGCTTTGATGCGAACTTTTGCCATGTCACTCCACCACCTCGACTTCATCGTTCGGATAGATGCGAATGCGTCGCGTGCATTCCTCACCGTCCGCTCTGATCATGTTGACGTAAGGCACCACCTTGTCGTATTCAACTACGTTGTATTTGACGATTCCGATGCGTGCTTTCCCGCCGCTTGTAACCTTGAGTTTCGTACCTTCCTGGTACTTGGTGTTGGTTTCGATGTACTCTTTTTCGAGTTGAAGTTTCTGCTCTCTGAGAGCGTTGCACTTCTTTACAAATTCTTCTTTGTTCATTGTCGTAAAAGTTTGAATTGGTTGTTGTTAAGTTCAGGACTATATGATCCATATAGATTGTCGAAATAGTGAGACAGTATCATCAGAAATTCTTCTGTCGTCCATTGCTGGTATTGCAATTTATTGTCGAGGAACGCCATTTGCCCGGCTTTGATGCAATCAAGATGTGTCACCACGCCGTTCAGCTTTAGGTTGTATTTCTTTTTCCAGTTGTCAAGATGGTGGCGGTCGAAGACGCGGCGCAGCAAGTTCTCATCGAATAGTCCCACCTTGAAAACGCCTTGTATTCCATCATCAAGATTGGTCGGCTCGTCGAGCAAGAAGTATTTGTTTGGAGCATCCTTCCAATATGGATTGTAGCCGTTTCCGTGCCTATTTAGGTATGGGCGCATAACCATGAACACTTCGGCATCTGCGAGGAATATTTCTTTTACACCGTTGAGCCCAGTCCTCGACGGAGTGCAGTGTGGCATGAATCCGCATTCCATGTCAAGCAGGAGGCCTTGCGACCCCTCGAAGATGAATGTTATGTCATTGTAATTTACATGATAATATCGTACTGCCGCTCCAGATATGACAGATTCCGCGATTGCGTATTTCACCAGCCAATCGCATGCTTCGATGAATTTTTCATCGAGTTCCAGCAATGGTTCGGCATTGTAATAGCTTCGAGCCAATTCAAGGCATAGGGATGGTTTCGCCATTGCCAGATTGAAGAACGAATACATCCCATGTTCCGAATACCTTGCTTCCTCACACCGCTTGAAGGTGTGGTAGATTCCCATTCCGCAACTTCCATCGCCACGCACCTTCGCGTCATTTATATTAGCCTTGACATCGTAAGGCGTTGTCACACGGCAAATGTCGTTGATGTATATTGTCGGATGTATGCCTTTCTTCTTCAACTGCTTGTACTCTTCGTACATGCAGATTGGGTCGATGAACACGTCCTTATGAAGATATGTAGGCACGCCGCACAGTACGCCGCTTCCGAATGAACTGCAAACATGCTCAATGCCGTTTGAGATGACACGATGTCCTGCCTGTTGTCCCCCTGAGAATCGGACAACGATGGGTTTCTCTCCACGTTCGATGGCCTGTTTGCATAGCCATTGCACCGTGGAGCCTTTGCCCTCGTCACCGAAGAATGTCCCAAGTACTATCTGCGTCTTCATTGTCAAAGTGTAATTTTTGGTTCGTTGTCTTTAGCATCTTCTGGACTTGCATCTGCAAGAAGTCCGTTTTTCTTTTCAGAACCATTATAGACGTTCTTGATGATGGATGACACCACGGGGACAAGGTTGTAGTTGTTGCGTGGAAGTATCGCTACGCGGTCGTTCCCCAGCAACCTTCGCCACTTGCTGATGGTGGAAGAGTAATAAAATTCGCATCCCATGTGTATGTGATAGACTTCCCATCTCTCTTCCACCTCTCGCAGAAGGTCGTTGTTGAGCATTCCTGCCTGTGCGCCGTCTCCGAACAAACCATCGATGTCGGACTGTGGTATTTCAGCGAGGCACGGCTCGTCACCGATGGTGATTAAGACACCTTTTTTTTGGCGCTTAGACCAAGAGTCCGTGACAGTGTGTCTGCTTGCAAAATACCAAGCGAGGTTGTAACTCTCACCCGTGTTACCGCCTCCGCCGCCCTCGAGATAGACCTTCTGAAACCATTTCTCCATCAGTTCATCGCTGGATTCAAACTGTCCGCATTGGATGGGAGCATTGTCGCAGTAGCAGTCTCCGACGCCGATGAAGCAGACTTGCGGATCAGGAACACCCGATTCGATGATGGACTTCATGATTTCAGGGAACGATCCTTTAATCAAGTTCATTGGTATGTGTCCCATGCTTCCTGTCGTGTCAAGGGCGATGATGATGGGGAACGAGTTGGGGTGTTCCTCAGAGTCACGGCTTTCACGCTTTTTCCCCTTGATGACCATTTCCGGGTCGATGCGTTTCTGCTTGAAAGCGTGTTCCTTCGCCGCTGCATCACTCATAGTGGAGTAAGCCTTCAGCCGCTTCGCGCTACGAGCATGGGCATCCATGTAACTATATACGCCGCTTCCCATGTGTCATGCCTCCTTCGTCTTGATGTTCGATTTCCAATTGTGTGTGAGGTAAGGCTTCACTTTTGCCATGTCTGGATATTCGCCAAATAGCGTTTCGTAGTCGTTGACGAGGATGCCAAGTTTCACGGACTGTTCACGTCTCGTGATTAGCGTACTGAATCGGTTGTTCATCAGCTTGTCAGCATCGAACTGATTCGGGTTGATGCCTTGTCCTGCGTTGGATGGCAGGATGTCGAGGATGGCATCTTCCAGGTCGCGGTCGCACTGTCTCACCTTTGCGCACACGTCTTCTATCTGTCGGCGGTACTTCAGTTCTGAGTCTTCGAGCATCGCGTCAATTCTGGACTCCTTGATTTGCTTGAAGGTCTGTTTCAAGGTCGAGCCTAAAATGCCTGTGGTTTTCTTTTCTTCCATGATTTATATTGTTTTTAATGGTTAATAATGTTTACTTGTTCCCAGAGTTTTTTCGATAATGTGTTCAAGTACGATGTTCCTTGCTTCGTCGCCGTATTTCTTTTCCAGTTCGTCGTAACGTTCTGCGCAGGTCTTTATGATGGCCTTGACCACTGGATAGCGCATCATGCTAAACAATATCTGCGCTCCGATGTTTGATGGCAAACCACCAATGGTGAAGCAATTCCCTTCGTCTGCCAAGAAGAGGAATGTCGCGCCCTCGTTTTGCAGCGACTCCAGCAGTTGCTGTGCTTGCCGCTCGATCTTTACAATTTCTTGTTTATCCATTTTATTTAGTTAAAGGTGATGATGGCTTTCTTTATGGCTTTGAATTTTCAAGCAATTTTATAACATCGCCGCCGTAACCATCCTTGGTCAGACTTATGAACTCATTGACGGAATAACATCCATTCTCGTAGTCGATGCCTTTGTTCTCGCAGAAGTTCTTTCTTCCCATCAGGCACGAACCAGTAAGAATATGATGCCAGTTGAACAGTTCCTTTGCAGGAACTTTCTTGTCTCGGTCTGGATATTGCTCATTGAAGCATCTTATCCTTTCCTCGACAGGCAAGTTCTGCCCGTATTTCTCAGCCGCCTCATTCATCGCATCGCGCAATATCTCCCCATGCGCGAAGAAGTTTCCATACCTTGCTATATAACAAGGTGTAAGAGTTAGGTCTGAATTAAGGATGCCGCCTTTTGCATAGCTACCGTGAACCGATTCAATCACTGTGGCTGTTTTGTCTATCATATAGACATTCTGGCCATTTATTTCCTTTACGCCATAGCCAGAGCCATAGCCATCGCCATAGCCATCGCCATCGCCATCGCCAGAGCCATAGCCATAGCCATAGCCATAGCCATCGCCAGAGCCATAGCCATAGCCATAGCCAGAGCCATCGCCAGAGCCATAGCCAGAGCCAGAGCCAGAGCCATAGCCATAGCCAGAGCCATAGCCAGAGCCATCGCCAGAGCCAGAGCCAGAGCCATAGCCATAGCCAGAGGTGACTTGCAGGAACTTTCTAATTATAACTTCTTCCATTCCGCAACATTTTCTATGCTCTTAATGGATTCATCCGTACATTGATGCACCTCAATCACTCCGTTCACCACGATGCTTTTTTGTCGCATCGTGAACTTGCACAGGTTTGGGTTTTTCACGCCCTCGCAAGCCAATTGCGTTATTGATGCTGCACCGCTCCAGTACCACAATCTGCGGCAATCTTTCAACTCTACTTGGTATTTGTCACCAAGCGGCTCGATTTCCGCCAATGTACCGTAAAAAACTCCAGCACGGTCTGCGCGGATTACCACAATCTTGTTAATAAGTTTTTCTATTGCTTCCATAATTTATTTCTGTTTAAGTTCATAGTTCTTTCAATTTCATCTTCAAGGATTAGACCGCCGTTCAGGACATGCTCAATGGCGCCTTCGTTGAGTTTCAGCAGTTGGTCGATTGTCGGGCGAACCCAGTTGTGAACTTTGACACCCATGACTTCGGCCATGTTGTCAGGGATGGTCACTTTGTGGACGGATGTCCCTTTGTCGCACTTCCTGCATCTGATTGTGAAAGGCGTGCAACCCTTTTCCTTGTATCTTGTGTAGAACAATGCTCCACATTCGTCGCACACGTAAACATCAACACCACGTCCTCTACCATCGAACATTTGTGTGGTTTCTATACCTGCAACCAGTTCGTCATACTTCATTTTAAGTTCTTTCTTATCCATAATCTTCTGAATTTTATAGTTCATTATCTCACATTTCCTTCAGCAATTCATTGAACTCTTCAACGGTATTGTTGTTTGGCACGAAACGGTCTTTTACCATATTGAAAGGCTGGATGTAATTTTTCAAAACATCACGCGCCTCTTTTCTTCCACGTTCTGCACACAATTCAATATATTCCTCTTCGGTCATATTGATATCCGTCACAGTGTCAACAACTGTTGAGAAACGGCAATACAAGCCATTTGGCTGTTTAGATATAAAAGAACCCATATTTTTATTTCTTTATTGCCTTTTCCAGTTCAATCCTGACTTCCCTGGGTGAAAGGTTGTAAACGTATGCGAATGGACGAACGAAATCCACTCCGTTCTTCGTGTAAGAGAAGCAACTGACACGGGTCTGTTTCTTGATGTTGTCAAGTTCGATTACCTGCAGTTGTGTTGACGGCACGAATCCTTCGGTGTTTTTCGGGTGTCTGAAACGACCCTTGAAGGTCTGGTAGATCAGTTCGTGAACATCCTTTTCCGTTGCATCAACGATTTCCGTTGACTGCACTTCCTTTCCTCTCCGATACCGGACGATGTAGGATTTCTTGTAGGTTGGCTTGATTCTCATATCTAAAAAAGCGAAGGGCAGAGGAATCGGTTCCTTGGCGTGGTATTCAGGAACTTCATCCAATGCCCTCGTAAGTCGTTCTTGTCTGCATCGGAATACCACTAACGATGCTTTGTCGGATGCAAAGATAGGTGTTTGCCCATTCTGATTATGTAAAGTATTTTCTTGTTAAGTTTTATTTTTATGGTTGTTTGTGGTTATTTGTGGTTATTCTGCGACAATATTACAAACTTGTTGATTCAATGTGGTTTTGAACATTATAAAACAACCAATAACAACCAATAAAATGAAAGTTAAAGTTCAAAATTACCAATAAAAATTGTTGCGGGTGTCAGGATAAGTTACTTACTTTGCCACGCAATCGAGTAACGGCGGTGCATTCCAATAGAAATATCAAGGCCGAAGCACAAGATATTAGAGACCCTGCAAAAGTCCGTTACCTTTTGCGGGTCTCGCTTTTTTTAGCGTCACCCAACTTGTGAGAAGAGACGGCTAAATACACCCCGCATCACAAGTAATAAGAAAACCGACCCAAGGGGGAATCGAAAGGGCGGTACGCAAGACCTAAGTCTGGAAGGCGTGATGGCGGTGACACAATGCCGAAAGCCAGACAGCAAGTACGAGATTGAGTCCTCGCAACTGCCGAAAGACGAGGGGCGACAACGCTCAGCCTAAATCTTTCTGGAGAGGCCTCCGTTAGAGAAAGTCTAACGGGTAGGGGAAACCCTCTCCAACTCAGAGCTCTTCCGCTAACCTGTTATAAGTTTAATTATTATTGTTATTTACATTAATACTAAATATTATATAATAACTTATATTATTTACTTAATTATACATAACTATATGAATAATAATGATTTAGAAAGTAAAGTTTGGCGTTTTTTGGAAGAAAACGTCATTGATGATGAAAGTTTTTCGATTGTTGCTTTGAATGTTGCCAAATTCGCGTTGAACAATCCGAAAAGGATTGAAGCAATGGCAGAATGGGCGAAAACGGTGATACGATTAACGGATGGCGACAAAGAGAAGAAATCAGGAGTTGTTCAAAAGTACATTGACAAAATGATTTCTGATGATGGCATTGAATCGGCTTTCGTGTATTTGTCTGATGGCGGCAATTCCTTGCTTTTCAAGCGTGGCGATTATGATGATATTACAGTGGATATTACAGATATTGTCAATTCCGACAAGACAGGTGTGGCATTCAATACTATTTCATCCATAATGTCAAACATACTTTTCGACAATCCTCAGTTGTTTGCAGATTACAAGGTTGAAATGTCTCAAATTGAAAAAGACTTAATAGAATCAGAGTTGGCAATTCCTGCACCGAGAGAAAAAGAGTATGATGATTGCGATGTGGATATGGTTTTCACTATTTGAAGATGAAGAACGATAAAGGCTACATCCCGAACAAGAATCTCAAATTGACCCCTGACGTTGAGGTAAAGCGATTAAGGAAGGTCATTGAGGAGAAGAACGCATTGATAGACAAGTTCAAGTCCTACGATGCGAAGAGGAACGATTACGTCCGTCGTTTGCAGAAGAACTACGAGTTGATGGAGGAGCGTTTCACGGAGTTCAACAACGCATTGGACGAGTGCGAGGAGTTGGGTGATGATGTCAGGGAGTATTACAAGACGGTCATCAAGCGGTTGTATTCAAACATCATCGACCTTGATGATTTGATGATGTTCATGAATTACCTGAATGCCAAGTTGGAGCGGCAGAAGGAGGTGTTGGGAACGCTTGGAAACACGGTAGAGCAGGTCGGCAATGCTGAAAGACGTGCGGAGTTGATGACCGATGTCAGGCGGCTGTTCACCTTCAACGGTCAGATGTCGGCAGCTTTGAGGAAAATTCACAGACAATTCAACAAGAAATAGGATATATGGAGATAGAGATTAGGAGAATAACGTCATGGGAGAGAGTGTTGAATGCTTGTCGCATGACAGTCAACAAGAAGTACCTGGAGAAAGAGCCGGGCGACGATTTCAAGAAGAAACTGATAAGGTCGGAGCATTCGCCGTTGAGGATGCTGGAGTTCGACATCACGATAAGAGATCTTCCGTATTGGATTCACACGGAGTTGGTCAGGCATCATATCGGTGTGGAGAAATTTGTCACCACGTCAAGGCCTGACAGGACTGGCAGCGGCCTTACGCGTCATGATTTACGTCAGGACGCGCTTGTTTCCATGACGCTTTCGATGAACGCACAGGCGATTATCAATGTGAGTAGGCTACGTCTGTGCAGAATGGCTGCACAGGAAACACAGGATGTTTGGCAAGCGGTTGTTGACAAGTTAAGAGAGATAGAGCCTATCCTTGCCGATGCTTGTGTGAGGAATTGCATCTATCGTGGTAATTGTCCTGAGATACAACCATGTGGTTATAGTCAGACACAGCATTTCCGTGATAAACGATATGAGTACTGGCTATGAAATGCCACTACGAGAACATAGAAGGTGTCGGGAAAGTGTTGATTCCTGGATGTATGGCGGTTGCGGTGTCGGGCGACATTGATAGGTGTACCTGTATGCCAACGACGATTAGGCAATTTGAAACTCCCAAATACAAAGAGGAAGTGGAACGGCTCAAAGGAATCATCCGTAGGTTAGAAGAGGAGAACGACTATTATGCGGAGATACTTGAGAAGAATCAGATTAAGAACGATTTTAGACAATCATAAAAATGCAGACAAACGCAAAGAAGCAAAACGCGAAGATATACATTTGCACCCATACGGACTTCGATTGTCCAGTGACCAATCCAGTCTATGAGATTGCTGACTCTCGCAAAATCTTCAAGGAGGACAAGGCAGAGAACGGGATGGATGCGCTGTTCTATTCAGAGTTGCTGACATACCATCACCTTGCGCAACACCCGGAGAAACTTCCTGAATACGTCGGATTCTGCCATTATAGGAAGTATTTCAAGTTCTTGGACGATGTGCCTGACATCGGCGAGTTGGTTGAAAAGCATGGCTGCATTGCCACGAATCCTTGGTATCTTAAATGGAATGTCGAGCAGCATTACGCCCGATGCTTCTGCTATGCCGACATGGACGTGATGAAAGCAATAGTCCGTTGTAACATCCCTTGGTTGTGGGGTTCTTTCTCCAAGATGCTTGCAAGCGACAATTTATACACCTGCAACATGTTCATCATGCGCCGTGCGGATTTCATAGACGTTGTGAATATCGTCTGGGATGCACTTGATATATGGTTGGAGGTGATGGGTAAGGATTTGCGGCGGCACATTATGGAGCATGCCACCCAGTATCTTCAGAAACGAGGTCGTGGCTCTACTTTGGAACATCAGTACAGGATAGGCGGCAATTTGGGAGAAAGGATAGTGTCGGCATACATTTCCGAAAAGTTTCCAAACTGCAAGACCTACGGCATCCACTTCACGGAGGATGCAAGACCACATAGGAGGTTGAATGTATCGTCATAGTAAAGTTGCCATAAAAAGCAAATGGGGTGAAAGTTTGGCAATGCCAACAATGACGATTAGGGGGTGTAACGAAACGCTACACCCCTCTCCTTTTTTTTATTTCTTTCCTTTCTTTTTCTTCATTGCATCGAGCATTTCATTGACCACTGTGTCCTTCTTCATCCTTGCATAGAACTCCATCGTTGTACGCATGTCCGAATGCCCCATCATTTGCGCAAGGGTTTCGGCACGGACACCACGATTGATCATCATGCAGGCGAACGTTCTCCTTGCCCAATGAGATGCAAGTTTCTTGTTTATTCCGGCAAGTTCCGCGACAACTTTCAACCTGACGTTGTATTGTTCATCCGTAATCTTCGGGATTTGGTAGTTGTATTTCTCAAGGATTTCCTTTATCTCAGGAAGTACTGCGATGGTGTACGGCTCTCCAGTCTTTATCCTGTTTCCAACGATTACGGGAGTGCCGTCTATCTCCTCAATCTTCTCTATGCTCAAATCCATAAGGTCTGCGTAGGAAAGTCCCGTGTAGCATTGTACGAGGAATCTGTCTTTCACTCGTTGCAGACTGCCTGACGGCATCTTTGTCTTCTCAATCTTCTTCACTTCCGCTTCCGTGAGCCATCGGTTAGGTTCGCTCTCTCCGCGTTTGATTTTCAGTCCGTCCGTAGGGTCTGTGGCAATCATTCCGTGCAGTTGAGCATCGTGGATATAGACTTTCAGGCATTTCATGTAACTTGATACCGTCTGTTGTGCCATCGTTTGCTCTGTTGAAGTTCCGTCAGGATTAAGTTTCGTCACCTTTCTCGCCATCAGCCATTCGTAGAAAGCCAGAAGATTGTTCCTCGTAAGTTCGTCGAAAGTAACGATACGTCCAAACTCTGCGAAGACGTTCATCACCTTGACGTGGTTTCTGCGAGTGCCTGGGGAAATGTCAGTTCTCTCCGTTATCCTTCTATAGGCATATTCGATGAAAGTTTCGGTTATTTTCTTCTCTGGTTTGTGTTCTAGGAATGATTCGAAATCATCCCACGAAAACTCTTCGCGTTTTCTTTTCAGTTCCCGGATGTAGTTATCGATGTTGTCCTTGACAAGTTCTATTTCCTCGTTCAGTTCATACATATCACTACGCTTGATGATGTGTGTTTTCTCACTCCATTGGTCGCGATAGACTTTCACACCAGTAGTGACGTATTTCTTTTTCTTTCCATATAGGATCTCAACTTGTATGAGTGCAGCTTTTGTCTTTGTTGCCGTCTTCTTCCTATCGAAGACGAATCTTGTAGATGGATAATTCATTCTTTTTTCCCTTTCTTTTACTCTACCATCATTCAAACGCTGGAATCACTTGTTTATTGTGGTTTCTACCGATTTTCTACCTGACCATAAATCAGGCGTATTTATACCATTCCAACGTATTGTTTATCAATCACTTGCAGAAACTCGGCAAATCCCGCGGGAGTCACTTCTAGGAACACCATTTCTGTGTTCCTTTTTCTTTGTGTATCAGCGACTTGCGTGATTCCTTGCGCTGTTTGATGGTAGAAGATTTAATTTGTTTTTTAATGGTTATTGCTTGTTATTTGCGGTTGCTTTATACTTTTATTCTACCACCCGTTCTACCGCATAGGTGGTAGAATGTGTTTATGCTCAGTATTTTCCCATAGGCGATATGTTTTGATTGCTACCATATATTATTATGTGTGGAAGATTGTCCTTATGAATCCTACGAATTAGAATGTGCGTATCGAGCCGACCACCTTGAAGATTTTACGTATATCCTCTATTTTCAAGTCCTGATAGTCGCCGAATCTTTGGTCTTTGTTTTCCGGCACAAGTCGTATCATCCCTTTTTCCGGCGAGCGTACAACCCATTTTACGGTGCGCATGTCGCCGTAGGTGACAATGGCGTATATTTCCCCATAGATGATGTCATTGATGCTATTCACTGGCTGGATGCAGATCTTGTCGCCACTATTGATACGCGGCGACATGCTGTCTCCAGTGATGTTGCACCACACGTTTCCATTCGTGTTGTATGGTTGTATGTCTATGTAGTAGGCTGGGACGGTTGTCTGGTCATTGAACATTTCATCAAAGCCGCCGAGGAAGTCCACGTCGAAATATGGCATTCCGTTTTTTCCTTTCCTGTCTTCGTTTTCCTCTGGGAAGTCTGACGGGAGTGCTTTCATCACAGGTCTGTATTCAACGTCTTCAAGCATGTTTCCTTTTCCGTCCCATATCCAACTGACGGATATGATGTTTCCGTATGTCGCGCAGAAACCAACTGTGAATTTCCTTGTGAAATACTTCTCGTCGCCACCCAATGCCGCGCTGACATTGTTACGATGCCTGCCCATTTTTTGAGAAATATCCTTTATTGGTGCTTTTTCGTCTATCAACCCCATGGAAATCAGATACTTTACTGCTTTATCCAGTCTTTTTGTCTTTTCATTTTCTACTTTCATGCTGACCTAAAAGTGTTAAATAAATGTAAAATACGATACTATACGATACAACTTACGAAATAATACTATATATTTGCACCCAGTTAAGACAAACAAAGGTGCGGTCTCTTACGGAATGTATGCCTTTAATCAAGACAAACAAACCGTATAACACATTTGGCGATGCAAATATACGATAAATCCGTAAGAGTGCCAAGCCTTTTCAGACAAAATATTGATATAATATAGTAAAAAGTTGTAAGATGGTCGCAAACAAAATCACAGTTGAAGACATTCAGAACCTTGCGAAAGGTATGTTGAAGGTTACGATGCCTGACTACAAGGCATGTAGGTCAGCTATGAGTCTTACGGGTTACGTCAGGGACACATGGCCGAAGGATGATGAGAACAAGCCCGCCTTGTCAAGTGCGATTGACAAGGAAACGAACACTATTACCATTACCTGTGCGAGGTGATTAGTTAAAAAGGAGGAAATGTATATGGGAACACAGTTGCAGATATTCAACAATCCGCAGTTCGGCGAGATTCGGACGATTGAAAATGGACTGAAAAACACATATTTTGGAGTTGTATATGCTTTAGAGTATGGTGATATGGTTAAGATAGGTTCGTCTTCAAAGCCTTATACGAGGATAATGGCTTTATCTCATCAAGCAAACGATTATGCTGAAATGCCAATAGGTCGTTGTTTATTAAGTTCACCGCATACGAATTTTCGTAAAAATGAAATAAAAATTCATAATCTATTTTCAGTTTACAGGAAGGATGATACTGAGTTGTTTAATGTAAGTCTTGAAATGGTTGCTAAAGCAATGAATGAAATTGAATTACGGGACGAAACTGAACAAATCAGAGCCAATGGAGAAATATTTTTGTCTGGAATGAAAAACTTCATTGCAGGGGAAACAGATACTTTATGTTTCTCAAAAATTGAAACTCCCGCTAAAGGAATTAACATTATGAATGTATCTAACGTTCATGGTTATTCCGATGCGAATAATAATATTTGGCTTAACGCTGAAGATGTCGCTATTGGACTTGGGTTTACGCAGAACAAGAATGGCGTGACCTATGTAAAATGGGAGAGAGTAAACTCGTATTTGAGCGAGTTTGGTTTTTCTCCACGAGTGGGGAAAGGCGACTATATCCCTGAGAACATGGTATATAGGCTTGGTTTTAAGGCAAACAATGAAACTGCAATTCGATTCCAAGCAATACTTGCTGATGATGTTCTTCCATCCATCCGCAAGACTGGCTCTTACTCTGTTGCCAACCTTTCGCGGAAGGAACTTGCGATGATGGTCATTCAGGCAGAGGAAGAGAAAGAACGGCTGATGCTGGAGAACAAGCAACAACAAGCTGTAATAGCCGAACAGAAGCCGAAAGTGGTGTTTGCCGATGCCATCGTAGGCAGTCAGTCAAGTTGCCTGATTGGAGAACTTGCAAAGATTATTACGCAAAACGGACACAAGATAGGTCAGAACCGTTTGTTTGCATGGTTGAGGAAGAATCATTTCCTTGGAACGTCAGGCGAGTACTACAACATCCCAAATCAGAAGTACATCGAGCAAGGTCTGTTTGAAATCAAGAAGACCTCTCATTCAGAGAATGGGGTGATGAAGACCACATCCACACCCAAAGTAACTGGCAAGGGGCAGCAATACTTTGTCAACCTGTTCTTGAAGAAAGAGCCGCAGTTGTTTGGTGCAGACATTGAGAAATAAGATATAATACGAGTGAGCCATGACAGAATACGAAATGCGCAAGATTGCGAAGATGCAGGCCGAGTTGTTCGCGGAATCGCTGAAGAACGACCCTGAACTTCTGGACTTGATGTACCCTCCGCGACTTATGAACATCGAGGAGGCGGCAGAGTACCTGCGCATCCCTGTCGGTACGCTCTATCAGAAGGCCAACGAGATACCGCATGAGAAGGTCGGCAAACGTCTGATATTCTCCGACAGGGGACTCATACGCTGGATGAAACGCTCCTGTCGTGATGCTGCGGTGGAGATACCCATGAGCCGCAAGGCCATGTAGAATCGTTCTTTTACATCGGCGATAGCCACACTGGATGCGGGAACTGCGTCAGGCGAAAACCAGAGGATAGGTGAAGGTAGCCAAAGTTCCGGGTGGGATAAAGCCACCCATACTGAAAGGGCGATTGCGCCCTGTGAAGAAAAGTTGAAGGCTAAATACGAAAAAATTAGCAATGGTGGATGACGAAAAAATAAATCATCTTTCCCATTGCTGTCGATTATCAGAAATGATGGTCGAAGATTTGAACGACAACAAGCACATGAAAATGTGTGAATACATATATAGCCTGCACTTTGTTAAAAGCATGGTGCAGGTGAAACCAGCCTGTAGTTCAGTGGCAGAACGCACTTCTTGAGGAGGTGATGTCGTGGGTTCGAATCCCATCCGGGCTGACCAATTTCCAAGGATTCATTCTATTTTTCCAGTCAATTTTTAATTATGTTTTTTATGTACTCCCTTGCCTGTTCGTGAGAATCGGCAAGTTTTTACTTGAACATCGCGGGGTGGAGCAGTTGGTAGCTCGCTGGTCTCATACGCCAGAGGTCGAGGGTTCGAGTCCCTCCCGCCGCCACAAAAACCTTTCATTTTGGAGTTTTTCGCATGGGTCGTTTGGTATGTCCATTAGAAGTTCTGCTATTTACTGTAAAATTCAATCTTTTTTGCCATATCACATAGGGCAGGACGAGAGAGAGTGGTAACGCACTTCCGCGACCCATTTTAATTGAAATGCTTGGAATATAATCATATTTTGCTATTATTTGAGTTTTAGGGTGTCCGTTTGGTTGTGAAACCGGACGGACTTTTTCATTTGAACATTCGTAAAACAACATATAAGAAATGGAGAAAACTTTTATTGGCATCGACCCTGGGGTTTCGGGATTCGTCACGGCGATGTTCCCGAACGGAACTTTCGAGTCCTATTCCATCGACGAGCATGACGATCTGGACTTGCACAGGGTGTTGAAGAGCATCAAGGAAAGGTCTTGGCAGGTGGCTGCGGTATTAGAGGACGTTCACGCCCTATTCGGGTCTTCTGCAAAGAGTACTTTTGCCTTTGGGGAAATCAAGGGCATACTGAAAGGCTTGCTGATAGCCAACGAGATTCCTTATACCTTGGTTCAGCCAAAGACATGGCAGGGCGAGATTTGGAACAATCAGGACATGATAGTGTCGTACAAGACCATCAAGAAGTCCGACGGCACGGAGCAGAAACGGAAGGTTGTAGATACTAAGTCAACGAGCATCAACGCGGCGCGAAGACTTTTCCCGAACATCGACCTTCGCAAGAACGAGCGGTGCAGGAAGATTGACGATAACAAGGTCGATTCTTTGCTGATGGCCGAGTTCGCACGGAGAAAGAACCTATGATTTGTTTGATATAAGCTCTATTATTTTTTTAGGTATCAGATTGTTTATCGAGCAGCCAGTCAGGTCGTGAGATTAGGCTGGCTTTCTTTTTTGAGATTTTTTATTCACTTAAACATATAATTTTTATGGCAAACAACAATCAGGTTGCTACACAGCAACCGCAAACATTGCAATCGCTTATGAGCAGCGGTGCGGTAATCAAGAAACTTAATGATGTACTTGGTTCTGAAAAGAATGCAAGTGCATTCATATCCAGCGTTATCAGCGTGGCGAACGGAAACAATATGCTGCGGAACGCCAACCCTATGACTATCCTTGGTTCTGCTATGGTCGCGGCTACCCTCTCGTTGCCAGTGGTCCCGACACTTGGTATGGCATACATCGTACCTTACAAGGGGCAAGCACAGTTCCAGTTGGGTTACAAAGGCCTCATTGAACTTGCAGAGCGTAGCGGTCAGTTCAAAAACATCATCGACGAGGTTGTGTACGAAGGTCAACTTGTCAAGAAGAACAAGTTCACTGGCGAGTATGAGTTTGACGAGGATGCCAAGACCTCTGACAAAATCATAGGTTACATGGCACGAATGGATCTCATCAACGGATTCTCAAAAACCATCTTCTGGACGAGGGAAGAAGTCGAGGCACACGCAAGGAAATTCTCACAGGCTTTTAGGAGCGGTTACAACTCACCTTGGAAGACCGACTTCGATGCCATGGCTCGCAAGACGGTGCTCAAGGCATTGTTCTCAAAGTACGCTCCAAAGAGCATAGCCATCCAGCAAGCCATCAAGTTCGACCAAGCCGTTGTCAAGGCAGACACTGGCATTGACGGCGAGGACATCAACATCGATGCCTTCGAGACAGAGTATGTGGATAACGAACCTGGCATTGTGGATGCCACAGCAGAGGAAGTGACACCGAGTAGCGACCTTTTCGGAAATGAGCCACCACAAAATAGCGAGAAGAAATGATAGAGCAAAGGACTATTGAATGGTATCGTCAACGCTTGGGTCGTTTGACCGCCTCCGAAATATCGGTGTTGATGAAAGACCACAAGGAGCCGATGACCGAAGAGGAGTTGGCTGAATGGAAGAAACTGAACCCGAAATCGAGGGTTACGACAAAGACCGTTCCTTTCAGCGATGCCACGTTCACCTACCTTGATAGAAAGGTGATGGAGCACTACCTGCCCATCAACTCCACAAGCGAGGAGGCGAGGAATGCCGTTGACGAATACATCGAGGAGCATTCCTTCTCCAATCGGGCGATGGAGTTCGGTACGTTCTGGGAATCCACGGCGCGTAACAGGTATGCGGAAATGATGGGTTACGAGGTGTTCGAGGTCGGTTTCGTACCATACGAGAAATACCCCAACCTTGCAGGGGCATCACCTGACGGAATGATACGCGAGGAAAAGGGAGGTTGCGAGATAAAATGTCCTTTCACGATGGAGAAGCATTTGCAGCATCTCCTTTACGAAAGTCCGCAAGACCTGAAGGAGAACGAGGACGATTACTACTGGCAATGCTACATGGCAATGCTGGTGACAGGTTGCGAGTTCTGGGATTTCGTAAGTTTCAATCCTTACATAAGCAAGAGCAAGCAACTGAAGGTGTTGCGCATCAAGCGTGACGAGGATGAAATCAATTTGTTGAAGGAAAGGATTGACCTTGCAGTCGAGTATTTCAAGGCTCAGTTCAGGAAGATAGACGTTATTCAAACCATAATAAAGTGATATGCAAGCAGTAGGAAGAATAATAGCGATATTGCCAGCGCAGAGCGGTGTATCTGCAAGGAGTGGCAACCAATGGTGCGCTCAGACGTTTGTTCTTGAAACCGTCGAGCAATACCCGAAGAAGATACCTTTCGAGGTGTTCGGTGCGGACAAGATTCAACAGTTCAACATTCAGATGAACGAAATGCTGACCATCCATTTCGACATTGACGGACGCGAATGGAATGGCAAGTGGTTCCCGAAGATTTCTTGCTACAACGTGGAGAGACAGGTTCAGCAACAACCGCCGCAAGCAGCCTATCCACAACAGCCGCCTATGCAGCCGCAAGCGCAACCGATGCAGTATGCTCCATACCCGCCGCAGCAACAACAATACGTTGCTCCACAACAAAAAGCGGCTGCACCTGCACCGCAGCAAGATCAGGGTGGCGGTTCTGACCAACTTCCATTTTAGGTTATGAGCAAGACGGAGAAGGTTCTCTATCCGGTCAGGATTCCACGACCCAACTTTTATTACGATTTCAACGAAGACTGGTATGTCGGTCTCGACGGTGATCTATTGGATAGGAGAACGGGGTATCACATCCCTTGTGACGAGTTGAGGAAAGACCATTGGTTTGCCCATCTGAAAGACAAACTTTGGTTCGATGCAGACACATTTCTTCCGGCTTATTTCCGCGCATGCGAGTTGGCTGGACTGAAGGTTGTCAAACTACGGATTGATTATTGATTGATTCATAATGATAACAAACTTGTTTTAATGGTTTCTCTCAGGCGTGGGAGAAGAATGAAAACTTACATTTCTGTTGTTAGTACTTTATCCGAGAAGACTGGCCGTGATGGTCGGTCTTCTTTCTTTACCACGGATAACGGGGTTTGACTCCCCGACGTGGAACAAACATACATTTGCTTCATAAGATAGATTGATTTACTAATGTTTTTCATGTTGTTTATCTGGTGGCAGCGGCCACAAGCACATAACTTGAACACTACACGCCGTGAGGCGATAAGTGCCTTTTTTACTATAGAGTTGTAATTTTACTCATATTTGTTAAGGTACGAGGTCGTGCGTGAGCATAGCCTCGTTTTTGATTTGAGAATTGAGAATTGAGATTTGATATTTACCCCCACCGCCTACATGCGCAGCGCGAGAAAAACGATGTACTTCTGGAAATGGCAAACGCGGACTGTGCGGGCGGTGGTTTTAGTTAGGAAATGTATAAAAATCAAATGATATGGACAAGAGTGACAAGTTCCTGCTTCGCCTGATAGGGATGGGAGCGGACAGAATCGGCGAGAACGCGATGGTCGGCATCGCTGGAGTGTTGTATCTGATAGGTTTGATATGGGCATTGATGTCATGACCAGGGAGGAACGTCTGAACAGGCAACGGATGGTCAGGATGCTCTATTCTACCACGTCCAACGCCGAACTTGCACAAATGCTTGGGATTTCAGTCAACCATGTGCATGTGATGGCGTATAGGATGGGATTGAGGAAAGACCCGGCATTCCTGAGTGAGACGAACCGGAAGAACGGCAGGAAAGGTCTGGTCGCGATGAAGAAGAAATGCAAGTCAGTATGACGATGATTACCAATGATTTGCTCTTCGGGTAAATTGTATGGCCGTAACTTTGCAAGCGAGGGATAGGACTGGGTCGCTCCCTATCCGACAAGAGTAAGTCGAAGGCTCTTCCCTCCTTTGCATTTCTTCGACGTTATTAAACTTCGACAAAAATGAGCAAAGGATTTATGTGGTTACACCGCCAATTATTAGATTGGGAATGGTTTGATAATTCCCAAATGGTTCACGTTTGGATTTACTTTCTATTGAAAGCGAATTATCAAGATGGGAAATGGCACGGAATAGATGTTCCGAGAGGTTCTTTGATAACGAGTTTAGATACTATTAGCAAAGATACAAAACTTTCTATAAGAGAAATTCGCACCTGCCTGAATAAGTTAAAAAAGACAGGCGAAGTGACAATCAAGACGACAAACAAATTTAGTGTCGTAACTATTTGTAATTACGACAAATACAATTCGATTAATTCAGAAAGCGACAAGCAAAGTGACATTCAAACGACAAGCAAACGACAAGCAAGCGACAAGCAAGCGACAATAGATAAAGAAAATAATAAAGATAGAAAGATAGAAAAAGTAAAAAAAGAAAAAGACGAACTTTTCGAGGAATGCTGGATTGCATATAGGAGAAAAGGCAGTAAAGGGAAAGCATTTACTTTCTGGGAGAAACTTTCAGCAGAAGACCAGAAGAAAGTATTGCCACACATCAAAGCATATATTGAACATAGGGAAATCCAATATCAGAAAGATTTTGAGAGGTATCTTCGTGATAGGATTTTTGAAACTATTGTAATGGATGGAAACAGGGTAGTCTATGACCCTGAACAATTCTCCAATGCGACTGAATACCGCCCTGCCACCGATGGTGTTTTTCAGTTTTGGAATGAAAGTCGGAAATGTCTTATGTTTAATGGTTATATCGACCAACTGAATGACGGCTACACCAATGATAATCGTCCGGATGGAGCAAAGGTCGCCTGGTCGATGTATACATGGGTGTGGAGTTCCGAAAGGAAAGAATGGGTGAAACAGGAATGATTCATAATGAATGTTGATGAGATTAGAAAGTGGCACAAGACCTTCAAAAGGGATGATGAACTATTTGAGATTCGTCTTCTTGGAGATAGGACTTGGAGCGGCTATTTCTACGATGTAGAGCAAGCCATCCATCAGTTGCAGCCTTTTGATAATCTCAACATCTATTTTTCTGTCAATGAGGTAAAGCGTGCTTGTGCCAGCCGTTCCCAATTCGGGTGTTTTCAGCAAGTAAAAGGTACTGCGACAAGCAAGCAGGACATTGAGCATAGATGGTGGATTCCGATTGATGTGGATTGCGAACGTCCAAGCGGTGTCAGTTCCACCAATGAGGAGAAAGAACTTGCTCACAAGAAAGCAGGTGATGTCTTTCGTTTCCTGAAATCAAACGGATTCAGCGAACCGATAGTCTGCGACTCGTCAAGCGGCTATCATATCTTCATACCTGTTGACATAGAGAACACCCCAGATGCAGAGTTGACCATCAAGACTTTCCTTGAAACTCTTGGGAGCAACTTTACTGACGAAAACGTCAAAATCGATAACGTCCTATTCGATGCCAATAGGATAATAAGACTCCCCGGCTCATTTGGTAGGAAAGGAAGAAACACAGACGAACGACCACATAGGCAAGCAAAGATTCTTTATGTCCCGTCAACCATTGTCAGGATGCACAAGGATTTCTTTGACGCTTTCAATGATAGATACAAGGTTGTAACCGAACAACCTATCAGACGATACAACAACTTTGGAAACAATAATCGTGAAGAGTTCAACCTACGAAATTTCATCAGTTCCAACGGCATAAGTGTTGCAAAGGAAATACCTCTTCCGGGCGGCGGTACGAAGTATGTGCTTACGGAATGCTTATTCGATAGTGGGCATAAGGCTCCGGATGCAGCCATCTTTGAAATGCCTAATGGTGCGATAGCGTACAAATGCTTTCATAATAGTTGCGCTGGCCACGATTGGCGAGAGGTCAGGTTGAAATTCGACCCCCACGCATACGACCAAAGACCGAGCAACTATCAACCGATGGTTGCTGCTCCACAACAACAAACGGGACAAAGGCAACAACAACCTGTCATCAAGCCAGAAACCCCTGAACTTGGAAAGAAATGGTTCTCAATGAAGGATATTCAGAAAGTGAATATCAATGACATTGAGCATGTGAAGACTGGTTTCAGGGAATTGGACAAGTCTATCAGAGGGTTGTTCTTCAGTTCATTGCTGATAATAAGCGGTTCTAACGCTTCTGGTAAATCATCGTGGTTGAACACTTTGGTTCTCAATGCCATCCAACAGAACTACAAAGCGGCGTTATGGAGCGGAGAATTAAGACCTGACGTACTGAAGACGTGGATTCAGATGGTTGCTGCTGGCAAGGAACATCTTCTGCAGGCGGCAAATGGTCAGTACTGGTATGTGTCAAACGACATATCGCAGAAAATTGACGATTGGATGGATGGGAAATTTTTCCTATACAACAACGAATACTCAAACAAATGGGAGCAACTGTTTGCCGATATGAAAGAGTTGCTTGCCATCGGTGTCAGGATATTCATACTTGACAACCTTTTCTCGCTCGACATAGATGTTTTCAATGGGGACAACAACAAGAAGCAAAAGGAACTGATAAACCAACTCGTAGAGTTCAAGAAGAAACACAAGGCACTTGTCGTACTTGTCGCCCATCCGAGGAAGACAACATCGTTCATCAGGAAATATGACATCAGTGGCACTTCAGCCATAATGGATGCCGCAGACTACATCTTCATCGTTCATCGTGTGAACAATGACTTTCGGAAATCTGTCGGTGATTTCTATGGTCAGAGAAATGCTGAAACTTTCTTTAATTTCAGCAACGTCATAGAGGTCGCCAAAGACCGAATGATGGGAACGCAGGACTATCTCGTCGGGATGTACTACGAGGTGGAAAGTCGGCGGTTCAAGAACACCAACGAAGAGAGGATTGTTTATGGCTGGCGAGGGGACATCGGAACGCAGCAGGCAATGTTTGTGGACGAACCTATGCAGCCTCAACAAATAGAAAACGACAGACCATTTGGAGATACGTTACCAGAAAGTGAATTACCTTTTTAACATAGATGATTATGAAATACAATAAAGAGAATCCGTTGCGTTTGGCTACTTTGTGTAGCGGTTATGAATCCCAGGGGTTAGCGATGCGAAGATTGAAGGAACTTTATCCAGAGTTTGACTTCAAATTGGTGGCATGGGCAGAATATGACCCTGAAACTCCCAATGTACCTTTGGAGAGACAACCAGCCGTTATCGCCCACAATGCACTTTTCACTGAATGTGCAGACCTGAATTTTGGCGACATGACGAAGATTGATTGGGAAAAGTTTCCCGACTGCGACATGCTATTTTACTCTACGCCATGCCAGAGTGTATCCCAGGCTGGACTCCAACACGGATTTGAAGAAGGAAGTGGCACACGTTCAAGCATCATCTGGAATGTTAGGGACTGCGTTAAAGCCAAACGACCAAAGTTCTTAATGCTTGAAAATGTCCGGGCGATGGTAAGTAGCAAGTTTGTCGGACTTTTCAACCTATGGCAAAGGGAATTGGAGAACCTTGGTTATGTGAACTTTGCACAAGTACTTAACGCCAAAGATTTCAACGTTCCTCAAAACCGAGAAAGGATTTTCCTTATCAGCATAAGGATTGACGATGACGAAGATTATCCCAAATACTTTTTCCCGAAACCAATTCCCTTGAAAGTCTGTCTTGCGGATGTTTTGGAAGAAGAGGTTGAAGATAGGTACTTTCTATCCGACGAAATGCTTGCGAGGTTCTGCGAGAAGAGTCTGGAAGAGGAGAATGCGCCCGCCCGAAATCGGTCAGACGAATGTGACGGCGATGATTGCGAGGACGAGGATGATTTTGAGAACTTCTTTGTCGCTCAGTAGGGTCGTGCCGCAGAATGTGTGTAGTGGCGGTGTGGCTTGCACGTTGAACACGCGGTATGAGGATGCCGCGATAAGGGACTACATCACCTTGCGGCATTTTCCTAAATCGGCTTGGTGTTATATCTATGAAACAACGTAAAGTACCCCCCCTCAACGACTTATCGGTTTGCCGACAACAGTTGATGGTTGCGCTCCTGCACTTACTGCAACATACGATTATGGTAGTGTTGCGAATATGCTCAATACAAGACATTATCCTCGACTTGGTGTCGGAGTGATTTTTGAGACATAAGATGGAAGGTGGAGTCAGGGTGAAATCCCTCATTGAAAGCGGAGTGCCGTTTGTTGGCGGTGTATGCCTGGACTGTTACAACCAGCAATGGCACATCGGAATCCACATTACGATAACAGCAAGGTACGACGATGGGAACAAGTTCGTTACACAAGTCATTGAAACCTAATATGAGAAAGCAGACTGGCGGTGTAATTCTTCAATCTCTTGTTGATAAGGGGATTCCTTTCAGAGGTGGAGTCTGGCTTGACACATACAATCAGATATTCAACACAAAGGTCAGCGGCACCATAAAGGCTCGAATTGATTCCAACTGCATGTATTTCGTGACACAAGTTTATGAAACCAAGTAGGAAATTAGTCCTTCCGAATCCGCGTTCTACTTGGTGGGAGTTTCGGATTTCAGAAGAATGCTCCCCCACCCTACGAGCACGCGACTACAAAGACCCATTGTTGGTAGTTGACATTTATGAGACAGATACTTTACGGCTACACCAGGGATAACAACAAGGGCGAAATATTGAACTATCATCCAAAGGACATTTCTGGTGTCATCCACACTTTCATAGGACGTGGCTGGACTACCGACCAAATTGTTGCGGTGATTTATGAAACAAATTAACTTGGCATCCCCCCCCGTATAATAGGCTGTAACACAGATGAATACGGATTATGTAGAACAATCAAGAACTCTTATTTCAAGGTAGGGAGAATCAATTTGCAGCATCCAACTGGCTTTGGAGCGACTGGAGCAATGCACGTCTATGAAACAAGATAGGAAGATATACAAGTTGCCGCATGGTTATTTCCGGGGGGTATACAGTAATTACTCTCCATCCATCACGGCAAGTAGTTGGCATACCAACTTGCTTGTAGAGAAATATGAAACGCTTTAGAATCTACGAACTTGTTGGGGATAGGGATAACCGCTCAATCAGCATAAGGGATATTTCTTTCACTTTACAAGCGAATGCACAAAGCAAAGACCAGAAGGTGATTGAGATTAATGAAACGGTTTAGGATTTTTGAACTTGTCGGTGATAGGGGGAACGACCACATCAGCGTTAGGGACTACGCTTTCACGATAGCGGCCAATCCTATGTCCGATAGGTTGCAGAAGGTGATTGAGATAGATGAAACCTGAACTGAAACTCTACGGATGGTCGAGGGACGAGAAAGGGCAGTTGAGGAACTGGCATCAGGTCAAGGTCTGCAACT